CCCGACTTTCAATGATGTGTTCTTTGTCTCTTTGTACAAAAAGATTATCAATTTCGTCGAGTATGCTCTTAGTTTTTTTTTGCAAGATGCTTTACCTTTAAGGTTAAATATATTTATTAAAATTATAAACTTCAATGACAACTATTACAATCACTCTTACAAACACCCATGAAACCTCGTATTACGATCTTCAATTCTCACTTTTAGATAGTTCGGTTGCCATTAAATGGGCAGCTGATCTACAAAAAGTTTTGTCTAGTAATAATCAAATTGACGACAATGAAAGATTCTATAACTTCCCTAACTCGAAATATTCTAAGGAATTTGTGGTTACCCGGCTAAACGAGCTCGCAGAAATTGTTAATAATTATAAACCCGGATCAGTAACAAGAGTTGCAACAATGGATATAACCCAAGAAGATCTAAACTACTTCCATCATGTATTTGAGCGATTACACGGATTATACAGCACACAAGATGCTAACCACTTTTGCAAAGATGCGCCATACGAAGTAAGAGATGCCCTGAATCAGATTAACATCACCGTACACCGCTGCGAATCACTTAACTCTTTTCCGCGGTTTGTGTGTACCTGGTATCATAAACCTGCAAGAAAATTATTAAAAGACCACGAATTCGATTTGTTTACTTTCGAAGAACATTTTGGTGATTTAAGATTAAACTACTGCGAGGTCGGAAAAACTCTTTACGACCACTGGCATGATAAAGACCAATATGCAACACTTGATAACATGCTTATACCTCAAAAATACTACAGTGCTGATTTTACTGTACGGTTTAGAGAAAGATCAGCAGACACAGCTACCAATATCTGTAATACACTCTGGCAGTATGTAAAAGAACATGAAGAAAAATTTAAAGAACTAGGGTACAGCATGTATGATAAGAAACTCAGTCTCGGGAGCATTCCGTTAGCAAAATTAGTATATTCTGCTGGATCCGAAGAAGATATCATCAATCAAATTGGCTTACACCAAAAAGTTCACTCTATAAAAATTATTTAACTAATTGTAGACTTAGCTTTAATACCTGCTAACATCGATTTTAACTTAGTTGACTGCACATCGCCGGATACCTTGGGTGCAATAGTCGACACTTTCTTAATTTCTCCTGTGTCAGGGTCAACAGTTTCTACTACCTTGGTGTCTGTTACAGTTGACTTGGCTTTAATCTGATCAATTAACGCATTTGGTGATTTCCCTCCAACCGGAGCATCTTCACCTAAGTCTAAGATACGGAGGCTGTTAATGTCAAACTCTAGTTCAACTTTTTGTCCGACGCCGCTAGACGAACGTGTCTTCATAAGTTGAATCTGATAACGACCACGCTCACGCATAGCGCGGCTTGTAAAAATACCAAACACATTGTCTGCAGTGTTGATCTTCGAAATACCTCCAGAGATATGCGAGTGGTCAAACTCAACTTCTTCGACTGCACTACGGTTCAACTGTGATGCAGTGATCATTAAGATATGGAATTCTCTTGCAAGGTTACGCAATTCCTCAGACACATACTTGTCCTTAACGAACAAATCGTTTGGACTAACCTTAGCAGACACTGGCATTAACAAGTCTAAGTAGTCAACCATAATAAAGTCGGCTTTAAGACCTGTTTGAATGTGCAACTCTTTAAGATATGCACGAATGTCGTTAACCGTACTTTGCGCTGGCATATACTTGATCTGCAATCTGCCACACTTTTTACCTGCCATCTTAACTTTAAGTTCTACGTTGTCTAAGTCCTTAAACAGTTCTTTAGTACTCACGTTAGCAACCATGCTATCAATACGCATCGAACACAATTCTTCAGACAACTCTAACGAAAGGTAAACTCCATTGAGTCCTGCTTGGATCCAGTTTACTGCGATGTTTTGCATAAACAGTGATTTGCCCGAACCAGAGCCGCCTGCAAAGATGTTTAATTCGCCTCTCGACATCCCGCCGAACAACTTATTATCAAGCGTAGGCCAACCTGTGCTTGCTTGACCTTTATTGCTCTTAATTTTCATTAGCCGTTCTTTAGGGTCAGCAAAGTAATCTGTGCCCATATCCTTTGTTAGTGATATTTGCACTGCGTCTTTAATTAATTTCTCAACTGGCTCATACTCGCCTTTATCCAGTAAATCGGCCGATTTTAAAATTGCACGTTCAAGTTCTTTACGTTTTGTAAAGCCTTCGAATTCTTCTAAGAACCACTCACTATGCTGGTCAGAAAATTCCGGAATTGGTTTTAATGTAACTCCAGTCGTTGCTTCTACTTGTTCATAAGTAGGGAGAGATGCGTACTTATTGCTGTATTCTCTAATAAACTCAGCAGTGTCTTTAAGACTACGATCAAAATTATTTGCATTAAAGATGTTTTGCACACGCACATAGTTTTGTGCATCTTGCATCATTACTTCAAGAAACAACTCTTGTAATTTAGTACTATATTCTTTAGGCATTATTTCTCACACACTAGTTGACATGTTCTGTCATTCTCGACTTCACTATAAAATTGTTGAATTTCGGTATTAGTTAAAATGCTCGAAATCGTAGTATTCTTAATATTAACTAATTCACTGAATTTTCTAAATTTAGTCTTAAACCTACTTCTGAATTCTTCTAGGTAGCAGCACGGAAAATACATTCCGCCTGACGAAATGTAATGTTGTTTATGAGTTAGAACACACAATGGCTTAAATGGTACACTATTATTGTATCTAGCTTCCCTAAATAAAGTTACTGCCGATGGCTTTAATGCAGATGATGTTTTTTCATTCCATCGATCCGACGGAACCACATGGAATTTATAAAACCCAAGCTCTTCACTTAGCTGTTCACACACTTTTAGATCACCTTCATTGAATTTAAATGGGATAAGTCGCCAAACTGCCTTAGCAGCAGATTTAACTACAACATTTATTCCTTCCAGGACTGAGGGCCAGTCGTTATTAATTCTATACACCGGTTTAGACCCAGGTACTTCATCCATTGAAAATTGTATTATATCAGAAGTGTCTAAGTAACCGCATAGTTCTTCCCACCACGATTTATCGCAGTAACTACCATTGGTTATAAGATTAATATTCCCGCCGCGTTCTTTAATCCATTGTACCAGTGGTATGAGATCAGGGTAGTAAATCGGATCTCCTGTGTTTCCGCACAATAAAAATCTCTTCCCAGTTACATCTATGTCGATAAATTGTTTAAAGTCGGTTAAATTTAAGTCTACATTGTTCCACTTATTCGGAAACATCTGCTTAAACTCTGTACGAGAACACAGCGGGCACTTTAAGTAACACCTGTTAGTGGGTTCTACATGAAATCCTTGCAAGTCTAATAACATCACATTTTCTTCCTTAGCTCAATTTTTAACTTGCTAGTCTCTACTGAATCAAGAATAGTTTTCATAACAAACAATTTTCCATATTTAATCACTGCTTCATTTATGTCTTTACACGTTTCTTTCCACACCGGGAAAGATACATCCCAGTTATATTTTAACGCCTCGTCTATTAACTTTGTTCCTGCTTCATCCCAGTCTGGTACAACAATAACTTGCTTCCCTAACCCATCAATGATGTCTGCCTGTTGCTCACTGACTTCGTTATGCAATACTGCAACCCCGTCGATGCACATAGCATCAAATATACCCTCAGTAACAATAACAAACCTCCATTGAGGTTGCTGTTTATTTACATTGAATACATATCCAGTGTCAACAAAGTTTATGTACTTTGGCTTTTGCCCGTCAATGGCGTTAGCTGAATACCCAACAATCTTGTCTTTCCAATAAAAAGGAATAATCAATCTATGTTTATGCTTATTATCCGACGACCAATAAAACTCGTATTCTTGTAAGTTAACTTTTCTATCATATGCAACTTTTACGCACTCGTTAAATTCCTCTGGAAACGGTTTGTTTGCAAGAGCGTAAAATTCTGCTAGTGATATAAACGGTTGAGCTTCATCTGGTAACGGTCGCGGGTTAAACGATGCTTCTTCTTTTTCTTGTACCTCAACTATTGCATCAGGTGCTACTACGCTTTTAACACGAATTGCATCTAGAACCAAACGACGGATCTCGTTATCGGCAACACCTAACGACGATAGAACTTTGCGAAACTTAAAGTTTAATGTGTACCCAGGTTTATAGTATGCTTTATGGTTACAGTTAAAGCAATGGTAACTACACTCACCAGATGACCCAAGAAGAAATCCGCCGCGACTTCTTTTGTCGTGACAAATCGGGCAGTTAAAAGTAACCCACCCATTTGGCGCTTTTTTTCGTTTAGCCGGTAAGACAGAAGATACAAACTCTTGAATCGTATTCTGCATCTATATAGTATAGCGTATTATTAGCCGCGATACAATATTTTTGTAACATCTCCAGTTGTCTTCTCAATCATAAAACGGATTCCGGTATATATTCCTTCGACGTTTGATATGGTAGACGAGGTTTGGGCTTGATATGTAGTAGTTTGGACATTAAACCAATTAGCAGTTAAATTGGAAATAGCCGGAACTGGATCAGTTGTTGCTTGTATTGTTACATCTCCAGTGAAAGTATCAAAAAATATCTGAGCCGAATGGGCAACAGTCGGACTAATAACCGATGACGTATATATTACTGTATTTCCGGTGTTGTCAAATGTTACCTCTGTACTGTCTTTAAATTCTGGAAAATGCCCAGATAAAATCTGTGCCTGGCCGCGAGCAGTAAAATGGTCGTCAATGTATAACGGAACAGTTTTACCATTCCCATCTGTACCAAGCAGGCTATATGTGAAGAATTGATTTTCTAAGGACTGCAATTCACCCTCTGTAAATGTTACTGAAATTGCACTTAGGTTAGCATCAAGTAACGAACATGGTTTGCTAAGAATAACCGATTTCTTCTCATCATCTACTAGACTAACCGTAAACGAATATGTAGAAATATTTGCTGCAAGTTGCTGCTCTTGATTGAGCACTGTAAACTTAACTTCGTTATCAATGCCTTTATACAACTTCAATGTCTTAGCGTACACTACTCTGTTCCTTTGTTTAGATAGCGGGTCTACCAGAATGTTAACCGGAATAATATTATCATATAAATAACTGGTAGTGGTTTGTGGTAACATCATTGCCTTTCTTTATATTTAGCATATTACATGGACGACAGTTACAAGAATTTATTAAAAAATCATCCCTTTTTAAGTTATCTGACCTACGGCGGTAACGACTATGTTGGCATCATACAAAATGTTGACGAATACGTCACTGCAATGTACGATTTTAGTATGCTGAAAACTCAGGAAGAAAAAATTTCTTTCTTAGAGTTAGGCGATGTGTGGTGGTGGGAAAGTAATAGAATGATCCCAATCAACATTTTTCTACGGGCCGACTGGGTTGCATTTCGAACTTGCTTAAAAACGTTTAACAGCAAAGATGTTGACATTAAGTATGGCCCACACGTGAGCCTCAAGGAACTTGCTTTTAAAAGGTCTAAAAGAAAAGCAATTACCTTAGTAAGAAAAACTTAACCTTGCCCTAAGAGAAGGTTCATATGTACCACACACAGGTGCGAATATGCACAGGCGTGAGACATTTTAAACGAATACCCGTCGTCTGTTTTGTCCCAGATAGTTGCAGCAACTTCTTTCCACGATTTACCTATTAGGTGTTTTTTGCCAGGGCGGATTAAAGCAATAAACATCATCAACCGTTCAATGCTATTAATAGGTTCGGGCATACGCTTCATCTCGTTAAAGTGTCCGTTAATATGAATCACTTTATCAAAAAACTCTTTATCAAGCAACTTGCTCCAGTCTGGGGTTTTGTGCATTAACTCAAGTAAGTGCTCTTCTGATTTTACTTGCTGATACACCGACACATTAAGGAAGTCTAATTTAATGTAGCCACGGTCCTCTGCCTTTTTGTAGTCTATTGCAGAAAGGCCAGACATTGGTTCTATTGGCATATCAGTAACATATACTCCGCTGGCGTGCTTATGCAGTTCGCCATCGCGGAGCATTGATGCAGGGATGTGATTTATTTTAGATAATGCCAATGTTCTATCAGCAAAGTCTATGTCGATGTCAGCATTTAAAGTCATATTAAATTATTCTCAACAAGGAAGTTTGCAAATGCTAAATGCGCCTCAGGGCCATGATGTCCAACTACAAAAGTTTTTCCATTGATTTCTTGAGTAAAATCGTCAATTGGTAAGAACCCTTTTGACAAACACCACTGAGTAAATGAAAACGTAAACAAATCTAATACACTGTTATCTTTTGCAACTTCGTCAGCAAACGGCTTAATAAACGGAGCATGAACATCACAAGGTTCAACTACAGGGCCCGAGAATATTACGTATTTAATATTGTTTAATTTGCACCAACTAGTAAACATTATAATTTGTTGTAGGAGAACTGTGTTTGCAGATTCAACGTTATGATAGTATAACCATCCATTTTTATATTGATCAACTGGATTTGAGTTTAAGAACGATAAGTTCTTAAACCAATCTTTCTCAGTTGCAAACTGGACGCTATAAAAATCTCCGTCGTTACAAGATCGAAACCTATTTTCTTTATGTGTAGTATCCCACAGCTCTGTGCGAATAGTAAACGACAAAGATATAATTACCGAAATGTCTGAAAACTGTGTTTTTTTCTCTATTAAATCTCGTAATGCTACCCTGAAAATTCTACTGTTACAAGAACCATTAACCGACACATTTAACACTTTATCAAAAATCCCTTTATGTCTGATAGCGTCTGAGTATGCAGACCCGTTTTCAACTGCATAACTATCTCCAGAAATGTATAGTAAACTACTCATATTTTTTCCTTTTAATCATAAGAAGTAATACACCAACCCAATAAACCAAGAAACAAACATTATAATAAACACACTAGAAGCAGCATATTCTTTCATGCTTAATAGTATACCTGCCCAAAATGCATTACCAAACGAGAGTAGGAAAAAACCCAAATACGGGTGAAGTTTCAGACTAGTAGTAAGTGCACCTGCAAACATCATTCCTGTGCAGAACCATTTAATAGATGGCAAGTGTTTTTTAAAAAATAGTATCATCCTGGAAGAAATGTCATAAATGGTAGTGCGTTTAAATATGCTTCGCCTGGAAAAAATGCTATTAGTATAGCTATCAAAACTACAAGCAACTGTAAAGCTATTATGATAATTATTTCTTTGTTCATAGTGCTGCCTTATTTAAAATATCTTTAACCCATTCAGTATCAGCCAAATAATCAGAAAACTTCTTCTGCCAATACTCTGGGTCAATGATATGATATATTAACGTTAGCTGCTCTTCATTCAACGTTTCTAAGAACGCAACACCAGAGTCACAATTAAAAATTACCCAAGGGCTAATCCTACCATTATTTATATGATAACAGACCTTGTTAGTGTTTGCATATTTAAAGTAATGATTAAACTGGCTGTTGTTCTCGTCTGCCCAATCCTGCATTTCTTTTAAAGCACGCTCGATAGCGTCTTGAGGATGTTCTCGCCTGAGATAATGATGTAAGTACTCATCGTAAAACGCATCCTTAGTCCATTGGTCTAATTTCTTCCCAGACTTAATAATCCATTCAATGAATGCTGCTGGATTTACTGCATTGACTTGTACAATGTAATTACCAAACTTAACAAAAGCCGAATAATAAGAACTCTCAACAAAATCAGCATATGATTTTGTTTTAGCACTTCCTTGGGTTAATTCATAAAACTTTAGGTATGCCATTAGTCCAAACTGTGTGCCTTTTTCCTTTTCTTGCATCCAGCGACGTTTCTTCTCGCAAGTATGTACCGCAAGAGAAGAAAGCTGTCGAAAACTTTTCCCACAATACTTACAAATGTTCTTATTATCGTTCATCATTGCGACATAGATAAAATAAAAGGTCCAAACATGTTTCTACCAAACAAATACCTTACTTCATTATCTCTTTAATCTCTTTATCGTCTTTACCTAAATCTTTCAAGAAAGCCTTTATGTCGTCTGGGGTGTTGGTCTGAATCAACAAACGAATCTCATCTAACTTCATAGTAGGATAATGAGAAATAAAGAACGATTCAAGTTTACTTTTAGCTTGCTTTTTCGGTGCACTCAACCATGGATGGTACTGCTTGCCCATACCTGGGCTAATAGTAGTTGCAGTTAACCAATGCAGCTTAGGGTGAACAGAAGAACTAACGTCAAAAAAGTTTTTGTTATAATTCTCGTTCGTTCTTATTAGGTAATATTCTTGTAAGTCACTAATCCCTTGTACAGAACATCCCCAGCGAATCATCATATACGGACTAAACGCTTTCTTTTCTTCGTCAGACAACCGATCGTAAAACCCACGATCCTTTTTATCTAGTGCAAGAAGAACGTCTTTAATGTCGAGTTTGGTTGCCATATTTTAATAAGTAGTATGCTGCATATTTGTCAAGGATTGTTTTAATGTTACTATCAGTGTCTGCTGCCATAAACAATTGATCAAGATAATCAATTATTTCGCTGTCACGAAAATCAACTGCGTCGTCATCTTCTAATAGTGTTGCCATACTTTAAATTATAGTACAGTTCAACCTTCTCTAGCAACTCTTGCAATACCGGATCAGTTTTGCTCTGCTTAATAACTTGACGCCAATACGCAAACCCATTTGCTCGATTAACCCCATCAGCAATTTCTCTATAAATCTCCATGTTCTGGGGACTTTGCTTTTTATGATCCATATTTTAACTTATAGTAGACTATACATTTTTCGAGCATGTCACGCATTATAGGATCAGTCTTAGCTGCTCGATGCATTTGCCCGAAGTGTCTGATAGTCGGCATGTCCCAACTTTGTTCTTCAAAATACTTCGACGCAATGTCTTGGTATGGTGTAGAAACTTTTACCAAATCACCATCGCAGTTAAAATCATAACCGTCTGGAATAAGATCTCCGTCTGTACTAAATCGTGGCATTACCAAGCCGCCGAGTAATTAACTACTTCTGATTGTCTGCTTACGTCTTTAATAAAGTAAGCACAAATTGGCTTCTCTACATTTTCCTCTAGTGGAACTGCTAAGAATTGTCCCGGTTTAAGTTTAGGGAAATACCATTTTACATCTTGATAGATGTCGACTATCTCAACATTAAAGAACTCTGGACGGAAACTTGACAACGAATTAAACGTAAAGACCTTGAACCCTCGGTCATTGATACTAGTCAGAGGTACTACTTCTAAATCTCCAAGGTCGGGTTCCCCAATTAAAATCTGCCAATCAACCGGCATCTTAATAATGTTATCTCCGATCCTTAATACTAGTGCTGGACTGTTAAAACTCTCTAGGAAGATGAGAGGAATAAAAAAGTAATCAGGCTCTTTTGGGTTACTGTTGTCAAATACACAGAACCGAAGCTCGTCTACTTCGTCCGGAATCTCGTCCATTTTAAATGGTTTATTATCTAGTGTTAAAATTTGTGACATTTGGTTCCTTTAGTTTTCGTTTTCGTTTGTAAAAAGTAATGCCTGTAATGTCTTTATTTGTATAGTAAAATATCATTGATATTAGTATAAAAGATGTTAATAAGATAGTCAAGATCATTTCAAAAAGATAAATATTAATGCGGATCGCGATTCTCCCAAATCCACCCGCCCTATCGCTTGTAAGGAGCAACAGCAATGTTATTTATAGACAACAAATACACTCGATGGTATAACAATATCATCTCAGCCGCACAAACCAGATTATTTCCACAATGCAAATACACAGAAAACCACCACATTGTCCCGAAATCGCTTGGCGGAAACAATAGCAAAGAAAACTTAATTAGATTAACAGCAAAAGAACATTTTATTTGTCATTTATTACTCACTAAAATGACTACTGGTTCAGACCGAAGTAAAATGGCAAATGCTGTTTGGTGCTTGACTCGTAAAAACAAAAAGCAAGATCGACTAATTATCACAAATAGCAAAACATATACATATATTAAGGAACTGCTGGCTGAGACCAAACGTCAAGAAAGATTAGGTAAAACTCATTCTCCAGAAACAAAAAGTAAAATAGGAACTAAACATAAAAACAAAATAGTTTCTGAACTTACTAAACAAAAACTTAGAGAAGTAAATCTGGGTAAAACTTTACCACCATTAACCGATAAACAAAAACAAAATTTATCTAAGAAACTCAAAGGACGAAAATTTTCTGAAGAAACAAAACAAAAAATGTCTAATTCTGCCAAATTAAGAAAACGTGCCCCGATGTCAGAAGAAACTAAAAAGAAGATATCGAAAAGCAATAAAAAATATTTTCAATCTATTGCCATTCAATCTTCTCTAACGTAAAATTATAGCGTGCTTCTTTATAATATTCCTTCCTTTTAGTTAAATGCCGTTTTGCAAACTTGCAGGTGCTTGTGATGTCCCAGACCTCAACATAGTCCTTATCGTGTGCTTTTCTGATTCCTCTACCAATACTTTGTATAACCCGAACAAACGATTTGCCTGGTTCGATTAGTATTAAGTTAAATATTCTCGGGATGTTTAACCCAACAGCGGCAATACCATAAGTAGCAATAGAAATCTTGTCATCGCGATCTGCGTAGTCGTCATAGTGTTCTTTTCTATCATCCGATTTTGTTGCTCCACTTAAAAAGACTGCCCCCGGTATTGCGGCTGCTAATGCTTTACCTGGCGCAACACGATCAACTAAAACCAAGGTGTTCCCTGTTTTACTTATCTCAACAATCATACTAGCAATATGATGTAGCCGATCGTCGTTTTCTAGTAAGTACCGTAGTTCAGACTGATAGTCTTTATATTCAACATGGTCAACTAGTTGTTTTATATTTACGTGCAGATTTGCAAGCACGCCTTTTTCTTGCAAGTCAGATGCTTGTAAAGAATTAACTACTTCTCCAAACGACACTTGCAATGCACGGAACTCAAATTCTTCTTTTGGTATTGTTCCTGTTAGTCCCCATCGAATTGGGATATGGGCAAACACATCAGTTAGCAATGTTTTTAGAACATCTGCCTTTGCTTGGTGGCAATTAGATACCACTGCACCTTCAACAATATAGTTATGATCACTTTGGATGTGTAAGTTATACACTTCGGTCGGTTTTTGTATTTCTGTTTTTTTAATTAATTTCATTTAATGCCTGCTATTTTTACCTTGGTTGTGCTATCAAATTGTGTAATATCGATTATTTCAACTAATTCCTTTATTTCATTTTGACTAACAATCTTATATTGATATCCGTTTGTTTCAGACCAACTCTTTAATGCTGCTAGTTTAGCAACGGTTTTTTGATCAGTGAGTAACTCTTTAGGTTTAACCTCGACTGCTATTTTAGCAGTATGATTCACAAAGTCTACAATGTAAATATACTCTTTACCATTAAACATATAAGGTATGCGAAGCGTTTCATATTCAAAATCTAGATTCGCAGCATAAAAAACTGCTTCCCAAGATGACCTAAACTTTTTTCCGGCGAAGGTTACTTCATAATGCGTTTGTCTATTGTTCGTGTTCGGAGTAAACTTCCCTTGTAATATTTTATCTTTCATTAATTTAGAAAGATACTCTTTTCCTTCGTTAGACATTTTTTTACCGAACATACCATTTTTCTCTCCCGAGTTTTGCTCGCTTATTCTTCTTTTGTCTTCATCTGACATTGGCGGTGGTTTATACGGATACACTCCTTTCATATCTTTATTCCAAGGGGTTCCAGTATTTAAATTTTCTACAATACGAGAGCTATGCTTCTCCCAACACTTCTGTCCACCTTTCCTACAAATATTCGACCTTATTTCGTCCTCTGTAATGCGGCCTGCTAATAACGCATCTGTGTTCTTGATCCATATTTTTTCTTTAGATGTTATCCTGTTCAAGAATCTTCGTCGAGAAGAGCCACCAAGAGTAATCCCGTTATTCAAAGTAATTTCATTCCCCCAAACAATAATCCTTGTTTGCTGATTATATTCTTGTAATAAAGCATTGTATTTTTCTAAAGTTTGTTGTTTTTTCATAAACACCTCGGCGTTAGCTATATGTATTTATGTTTTGCTAATAATTTCGTGCTCTTCTGTTAACTCATCTGCTCTAACCCACCCGTGAGTGGTTAAAAACTTATGGTTTCCTGTCACTTTAACTGTTGCTCCATTATCAAATACTAACGAATACATTTTTTCAGTAACTGAGGTAGTTAAGTTTGTGTGTTGTTTAATTACCGTGTCTACCTTAAACTCTTTTGTGTCTTCAGAATAGTTAACAATCTGATCCCCTGCTTTAATTGTTTTAATAGGGACATATCCAGTAGGTGTTAACACCTTCACATCACCATCGAAACACTCGTCAACCATAATGCATACTACACCGTCAACAAAGTCTTTAATAGTTAATTCTGCTTCGCCACTCTTACTATTCTTGAGTAAGTTGTTTAGACTTTGCCATGTGCAAATAGTATGAGTTTTGTTCCATTCTTTTCTATCGCCGAAGTAAACTCCAACATCTAAACCGATGTTAATGTAATCAGCTTCTGTTTGCTTAACTAAATCTTTGTTCGGAACAATAACTATACTTCGGCCGTATTGTTCAACCGACATTGATAAAACTGCTGTAATAATTGTTTTACCTGATCCTGTCGGTAACTTGTGTAATGACTGCAAGTTATGTAGACACTCATTTACTGCTGCAACTTGATAATCCCGTAGTAAAATCGGAGTGCCTTCTTGCGGATGTCCTTTTGGCCAATTCTTAGCCGAAAGCGAGTCTTCAGTAATTTGTGTAAACTCAAATGTGTTCGAATAAGTTCGGTTGTCTACTAATTCAATGTCGTACCCATCTTCTTCAATGAGTGGGATTAATTCCGACAGTAAATTAATATATGTGCTGCCACCTAACTGTGCGAACGACACACACCCATCCCACCGTCCTAGTTTCACTGACGGCAAGTGGCGAGCATACGGCACTTGATACTTAAACTTATTGACTAGCTTTTTTCTAGTCGATAAATCTAACCCAAGCAACTTACAATTTACTTCGTCGGAAATTACTATCTTACATTCTTTCATGCATTAACCTCGGGCAAGCCCATATAATTTTTTCAGCATCTTGCATTAACTGTCGACCGTATACCCCTACCAACATAGACACAGTTGATATTAGTAATCGCACTGGGGTTGTTTCATCTGGATCTCTTGATACTAAAAAGCACTTATCTTTATAAATGCCTTTTCCGTCGGTTGGTGTTAGTTTACTTATTGTAAATTCATTGAACATAGATTTCAAGTAACTCTCAGTAAATGTCTCACCTATAACGATTAACGGAAAACGATTTAACCTCTTTGCATACAAGAATGCCGTGTCTAATTGGTCAGGAGAAATCTCAGTCCTGCGGCTCACAACACAATTTGTAAATGTGTCTCCGTAATATGAGTAATCCTCGTATAGTTGAGTTTTCACACCTTGACTAATCTCATACCCATACGTTGTAGAAGCGTCGGCTAACTTTAACACGTCTCCTGAGAACTGCTGTAGTTCGTCTTCTAGTTGCGGCGGAGCATCTTCAACAATATACTTTCCGTTTTTCTTAACTAATGTTAAAAAATTAGGATGTATATTTCCGAGTTCTACAATATCATTCGTAAGTTTGTTGATCGCTTGGTCAACATCGAAACCGTGTTGTCTAAGTAACGACACCCACAAAATATTTATTTCTGTAGGAGCAAGTTCCCATTGTTTATTTTCTTTGCTCCATCGAACGTATCCTTGAGATACTTTAGCGTGTTCCCGGAACATTGATATAAGAGTTTCATTGTACGGAAATTTTACTTTAATGCTATCATCTAGCAGCACCGACTTCTCGTAGGTTATATCTCTAACCCCTAGACTCGTTTTCTCTACAGAAACAGGATCAACTTTTACCCCTCGTTTCGATAACTGCTTAGAATACTTCATCACAATTAACTTTGCTAAGGTTAATTGTTTTTCTGTCATTTTTTGGCCAGCATGGATATCAGTGAACACCGATTGCACAAATGGAACATCGTACCGAGCTAACGTCATTGGGCGAACTGCGGTAAGAAAGGCCTCTTTGTATATGAACTTCAGATAGTCTTCTATGCAAGAAAATGTCATAGTATTAGTATAAAAGAAAAAGCCCGCTAATGCAACCGCGGGCTAAAACTTTGTAAGTGCACAATATTAGATGCGTTGACCGCGGATCTGTTCTACTTGTTCCTTTAAATCCAAATACGCTTTGTTCTTTTCTGCTTTGTTTAGATACCGTTTTGGTGGCGCCTGAATTTGTGTAAGCCCAGTTTTCGGGTCAAACATTACCCAGCGGCCATCAATTTTTTCCGGGTACGGTTTCTTTCCAGAGAAACCAAGAAACTTTCTATATTCGGCTTCCCTAACTAGCAAGTCCTTTGTTTCCTGTCTATATCGGTCAGGCAAATCATGCACCCAATTAAGAACGTTAACGAGATGGCCGAGCTTCATTTCTTTTATTTTTATTACCCGGCCATCCGCACTGCCCCATGGATGTTCGCGCCAGCTAAGGTCACCGAACGATTCCATGTTACTTATTCAACATCAGTGCATTGAAGTTAGCAGGTACGACGATTGTTTGCACCTTACCATCGCGGATGCCTTCGGAGATGTTGATCATCGCCATAGCATTCATATATTCGATGGCGCCTTTGTTAGCGTTAAGAGCTGCAATACGCTCTGCCTCTTTCTTAGCGGTCGCGACTTCAACTTCTTTCTTTTTCAATTCGTTCTGGGCCTTGACCAGTTCATTTGCAGTTGTGATGATGCCGTCTGCAGGAAGAATCTGACGAACAAGTACCTGTTGAATATTGACAGAGTTATCTAGATTCTCGTCTTTCAATGATTGGATCATGAACTCTTTGATCTCTTGTTCAATCTGAGCACGGGCATCATTCATCTTTAGGCTCTCATGCTTACGAGCAGCTTTATATGCAGCATTTCGACCGACTTGGTAGATGTAGTTGTACATCAACAGGACATCGCCGTCTTTTGTGGTAGCGTGGAAGCTACGGTTCTTTTCAACGTAGATTTCACTGACGGCGGTTGGGTTGAGACCGTAGATAACCGCCATGTCAAAGTCTTTGATAGTGGAGTTATCACTCGCGAGTGGAGTTAGGTCAGTCACATCGACCTGGACATCTTTGACGGGAAACGACAGAACGTCGCCGATAAGCGTTTGGTTGAACGAGCCAGGCATAAGCTCACCGGGCTTAACTTGTTTATCAAAGCCAACACGAACACCGACCTCACCAGTTTCGATACGAGCACAGCCAACAGCAGACAGAGTAGCAACAACAGCAAGAGCAAGAATAGACTTTTTCATTTACGTTCCTTTTATGAAATCAAACAACACCAAAAAACTTTTGAATACGGGCCTTGACCTTTGGTCTAAGTTTACCATCAAAAATCAATTCATCGATGGCAACAAACATTCCGATCACTAATCCAAAGAACAAACCAACTAATAGTAGTACCAAAAAAGATCCAAGAAAAAATTGCATTACCTCTCCCATTACTACCTCCTTAGAACAAAATAACAATACCAGTCAAAAACGCAACCGCTAATAGCGAACAAAGCATAGCGTATCCTACTACCTTTGTCAACTTCCATTTTTCCGAACTTTTAAGATTTACAAACAGTTGGATGCCACCTGCAAATACCACCGTAAACAACAAAAACGCTAAAATACCTTTAACCATACCTTACCTCCTTAGAGACCTTGACCAAGAACACCAAACACTAACCCGATAGCAACAGCCAACACGATCGCTTGTAGTAGATCCATAATGCTACCTTTTCTGGATAAATTCGTCGACTTCTTTATAAAGTTTTAGGGCCAACCGTTGATGTCCATCTTTATTTGGATGTGTTGTATCGTGTTCAAGGAAATATTTTTTTAAGTGTATTTTTCCATGGGACGTTTTTTCTAAAAGCCCTATTTTTGAGAAATCAATATCAGTTAAGTTAAACAATTCGCTGTACATACTCCAGGTCGGTGAAACTAACCAGTTAGACCAATCTATATACTTAGAAAAGTGACTCTTAGTATAATCATTATAATTTCCTAATATGTTCACAAACCTAAATGGAATTTTTCGACTTAAACATTCGTGAGTCAACCAACTCATTGCTACACAAGTTTCTTTAAGGACATAATGATCTGATAATATATCTTTACCAAAATCAACAAATGCTTCTTTATCGAAATTTCTATGACTAATAGTTTGTACCTTCCCGTCGTAAGTCTCTATACATAGTCTGTAAGGTGACGTTAGCCCAAAGATTGCATATATCTTTTTAGTTGGAAACCATTGGCGGATCCTTTCTATTTTCCTAATAGAATAAAGTAGGTGCCCAACTGAAGTTCCAGGTTGAGCACAATTGATAGTTGGTAAACCCAACAAATCCTGAATTATTGACGATAATCTATTCTGCACTCTTCCTTGAAGGCCCGAACCGTATACCCAACTATCACCAAACCAAACCAGTAGTTTATCAGACATTTATCACTTCATCATCGTAGTGCGAGCAACACTTTCCCAGTTATTCGGGAAGGTCTTAAACAAGCCAATCAGCTTAATCACTGTACGGATGCTGATCTCACGGAACTTAGCCTGATTCCCAAACAAGAAGCTAACCAAGCTAGTCTGCTCGTCTCGGCTAATCTTGTAGTCATCTGCGAACTCAGGGTTAGCAATAACCTGCTTGATACGCAGGATCTTTTCACGTGCGGTGTTGATAGTAAGATCAACGTAGTGGCAGCGTGATTCCAGTGCGTTCAAGTGATCCTTGATCGACTTGGTCTTGATGTGAGCAAAGTCGAGGTTCGTAATAAAGATGATCGAACCCTTGAACTCGAAGCTAGACGGCACATCTTCGCGGCGCAGCATTGCACTGTCAGCCAACCAAGAAATCTTACGCTTCTTGCCCGTATCCAGCGCACCCTTTAGGATGTTCAAAGCAACCGGATCGTAGAACAGGTTGTCACAGTCGTCAAACACAATAACGTTACCAGGATCGCTATACTTGAACAGAGTGCAGTACAAACCAATAGCAGTAGACGCACCCTTAACAACTTCTGAGCGAAGCTTGCGACCTGCAATCTTGTCAAACGTAGAAGCCTTATCAACTTCGTCTTCAACACCGTAGCTCTTACCAACACCCGGAGGGCCAGTAACAATCATCGCACGAACATCGCCTGCGATAGCAGCCTTGGCCATTTCGTGCAGGATTTCAAAACGCTCGCCAATACGAGCCATAATCTGCTCGTCGGTTTCTTCTTCATGCAGGGCTTCGGATTCCGACTCAGCAACCTCGTTGCCAGCAGCAACATAATCTTCCTTGTCTACAAAGTAGTAGGCAGTCGGCGAAGCAACCTTAACGCGAACCTTGTCTTGCCCTTTCCATGCAGTTCCGTCAACAGTAACGAAGCCGCCCTTGGCACCCATCTGGAACTGCTTTACCAGCGGAAACATCATATTCTCAACTTTCTCACCACGATACTCGCCGCTTTTAATGCAAATAAAGGACTGGGTCATTACTGGCTCCTGTTGTTTAACTAATGAAGCAATTATACGGGGATTTTGGTTAGTAGTCAACCTGTTTTTACACAAAGTCAAACAGGTATTCTACCTTGTCGAACGTGCGATCATGTACGATCTTAGACATCTTAACATCACACGTTACAGCACCCTTCAGGGCGTCAAGCGGGTCGCTTGCTGCAACATTGGTGATGTCATAAACACTCAGCGTACCGTAGTAAAAGGAAGCTTCGGCACCGGAAACTTCGCGTTCGACAACTGCAAGCATTTTAGTTTCGAAGCCCATTTGCTGCTCCTGTTTAATTACTGTATGAAGCTATTATACCGGAATTTGGACTAAAGGTCAACCGAAATTTACACGCCGTTTACAGCAATTCTGCGTGTCAACATGCACGAAAGCGGGCTAAAATTGAAGGATTTTTATAAGTCATTGATTCTAAAGGAAATGTATTTTTAGCCCACTTTCGCTAAGTCATTGATTCAATTAACTTACGACTAAGTTAGGGTAACGTTGAGCTAAGAAATTAAAGAACTCTTTTGACCAATATTCATGTGCAGATGGCCCGGGATGGATTCCATCATTTTCAAAATCGTTAATCTTAGTGGCCAGGTCTGTAATGTTTGGGCTATTAAATATAAAATTCCAATCAAGTTGGTCAGAATACTTCCCTAAATCATTAATATAATTTTGGTAAAATGAAAAAGCATACGGTATATTACGTGATTTCAAGTAACTCTCTAAACTTAACATATTATAAAAGCTTTTCGCAGCATGATCTAATAGATCTTGATATTTAAAATATGCACGATAAACATTGCTATTCAATAATGGATCAAGATTTTTATGACCGACACCAAACACCCAGTTTTGCTGTGCATATCGGTGTCCTCTAATATATTGATTACCACTAATATACCCTGATTGTTCAAATTGATTTATATCACTAACTCGAATATCTACTCGCTCTAAGCCGGACCACATAATCAACACTAAATCATACTGTCGTTCTTGTAATTCTGACATCGTGGCGTTACTAATGTATGTGTTTCCAGCAGCAGACATTGCTAAATTTATTAATTCAGCGTTAAACTGTTTAGCAATATGATTTGCCCAACTAAAGTCTGGTTGTGTAAAACTACATCCGTTAATTAAAATCTTCATTGTAATACCTTTTCAACTTATCTCCAAAACAAACTCTGACTATCGTTTATGTCTTTATGCGTGAAAGTGGGCTAAAATTGAAGGATTTTTGTAAGTCTTTGTTTCTAAAGGAGATTGGTTTTAGCCCACTTTTTGTAAGTCATTGAAAACTAAAAAGTGTTTGGATTGGCTCAAACTTTTTCAACGTTGGGCTAACTGTTACCTTTACGCCGCGGGTTAACGCTTCTGCAAGCCATAATTCAATTAACTCGCTAGGGCTTATAGAAGGATTCCCAGCAGTATTATATTTAACCTCTTCGTAACTTACATTCATGAATATGTCTAAAACCAACGGTGAATGTTGTTTAATAAAGTAATGGCTTTCAGAACTGTATGTTGCAAAATCTGAGGTACGAAGTAACCCTGCCCTTCCGCCAACTCGCTGAATTGCAAAATCAGCGTCAACTGGTTTAACAATTTCAAACCATTCTTTAACTGCATTAAACCCCACTGTTTTCACAGTTTCTCTGAATTCATCTTTCTTGACCCAGATTTGTGCACAACACCAAACATTATAAGGTTTATTGTTATGAATAAAACTATTGTCTGGAACGATTTCTTCATACACCAAATGAAAATGCTTTTCTAAACGATTAATAATACTTGCTTTTTTAAATGTTCTTGGAAGAACAAAAGCAATTGCTTCGCTAAATGTTGCTGCATGATTGAAAAACCTCACTGCAAGATTTGAGTTTTTACCAAACGGTGGATTTCCAATAGTAACTACTTTACTGCCTGATTCAGGAACCCACGTAAAAAAATCTTGTTCAATTATCCCTAACGATTTCGGCTCAAGATCAAGACCAACCCTTTTACTAGTATCTAGCAAATTATAAAAACTACCAGTCCCAGCTGAAGGTTCTAGTAGCACATCGATGTTGTTAAATGAAACATACTGCTGAACTTTTCTTAGAAAAGAAGCAGCATAATCTGGGTGAGTGTAAAACTGATCTAACTCACGAGAACGTTCGCGGGGGGCTTTTTTGTTCATAAGGCAATAATATATTTCTGTAGTTAATAGTATATTTAACAAACGGGATACCGGCAGCAATCATATCACTTAGATTCATTGAACACTGAACTCTACGTTGCGTTTTGCTGTCTATTTTTGCGTTGATGGAAATAAGCCCTTTGCCAAATTGGTTGTATAGTTCTGACCTCATTTGTTTCCACTTCGTTCTGTTAGCTAACTGTGCTGTTTTCCCATTGGGTATAGATTTTACATACTCAACAAACGGACGTAACGCATCTTCGGTTAATCTTCCCCATAAAATATAATATGATTCTTTAGTAATGTAAAATTCGTAAATTTCTGAATAACGTTTAATTGTCTGTGTTACCTGATTCCATGACCCAATAACCATTATAAATTCGTCATCCCGACAATGGCGAAGAAATCGTAAAATGTCTCCGCACCCGACGATTTTTCCACCTTTCGAAACTTTTATTGACATATTAGCATCACTCAGGCACCCTTTTACGATATCCATCGAACTTGTGTATGAGTTGCGAAATAAATCTTGATACTCAGACTTTGCTTTACCTGTTAATGCTGTAATAACTGTGTCTTCAAATACTACCCCATGGTTTTGGACTTCCATGCACTACTCCTTACACCTCAATTTCTGTAGGGCTGTGCACAATCTCGCCCTCAAGGTCCATTTGCGTCCGTTCGCCCATAGTAGGCGATGCGTCGGAATACAGTTGGTAGCCTGTTGCTACAAAACGGAACTTACCGCCGTCTTTTTCTAAACGTGCTTTTACGTTAGAGTAAAGTTCGTCTAAGTTTGGACTTTGGTAGTTAGGAACACGCACCATGTACTCGCGTGATTCAGTTGCCTTCCAATCTTGCCCTTGTTTTAGTTGCTGCTCGAGAGTAACTACGAATTTCATGATTCCACCTTTTGATAAAGTTTAAAAAATTCACATTCGTATTGGCCACGACTGTGTAACGAGTCTACTACTTTTACTTTCTGGAAATGCAATGTTGCTGGATCTACTTCATGATAATAACAAAACTTTGCTTTACTACACTTGTTATCAGCGCACAGTGTAATCTCTTTTTTAGTCATTTTATCACCTTATCTGGATGTTCGAACGGTGGTTCTAACATAAACTTTAACAGCATATCAGAACACATCAAATTCGAAATTGCTAAATCATGCTCTGTCGGAAAATGTCGCAAAAGCATTCTTGCATGTTCTCGGACACTTTTAGGTATTTTAGGCGATTTTGTCGGATTTGTCAAGTCTATTAGAAATCGTTTTGTTAGCAAAACCGCTCTGGTTCTCTCGTCTGGCATTGTCATGATCAACTCCTTTTATCGATTGACCAACTCACGAATCTGACGCAGAGTTTCCTCTGCCTTTGATTCAATATAAACCACATCACTTAGATCAGAGTAGTGCATTTCAAGACATTCTAGTAACAGTGACTTGATTGCAGACTCGTCTGGCTTCTTACGCAACGAACTTGAATGATAGACCTTTTCCAGTTCCAGTTCCTTTTCAGATTGCCATTGTGTGATCTTGTCTAATGACCATTCACCATTTCTGATCCCAATGAGGAACTTGCTATTGCGTTCAAGATCAACTCGCCATCTACTTTTTCTTTAAAGTCTGGGAACAGAGTAAACAGCAAGAACTCGTCCACAGGCTTATACCCTTTGCCTTCTTTTTGCTGCTCAAGTTTAACTAACGGACTAATATAACTCCCGTGTTTCTTAAACTGCAACTTACCTCCACGCCTCCCCCAAGCAGCATACGCAATTGGACCAACTGTAAAGCTGACCCAAACCTTATCGTGGCCAGTTTCGTGATTCCACAGAATCTTACGATATTTGATTACGCTGTCGCTCATGATCCAAACCTCACTGTAATATCAAACAAAACTCGTTCTTTAACGATTAGTGTAGTACCGACACTTTCGTACCAATCTTCACCGTGTTTAAACTCTGAGAAAATATAAGCACCTACCTCTGGATCCATTACAGCAACAGTATACACTTTTCCGGACGGGCAGTCAAATTCTTTTGCTACTTTAAATTTTGGTTCTGGCTTTTTAGGGCCAGACGGTTGGGCAGGCGGCCATTTATGGAGTCCTGCTGGTCCTGTTCCGGAAGTATATGCTTTTCTGGATGCTTCGGCGAAGGCTTTTGCATACTTGTCGAACTGTTTTGAATCGCCTCCCTACAGGAGATCGTCGCGTACTTGTGTTTTCATAATATCTAGCCAGTCGATGTCGTTCATTCTGCACCTATTTTGCTTTCTTTAAATGCACCCGGATCTTTAGCGTCTTTTAAAATAGCTATAGTACGATTTTTATCGTGTTTCCGCTTTTGCTTTTCGGTGTCGATTCGATATTTAGACTCGGCTTTCTCTCGGTTCCAACCAAGATATTGAGCGTACTGCAACCCTTTTTCAAGCCCGAACATAAATGTACTCAACGTTTCCACTGACCCACCTGCCATTTCAAAGTCCGGTGCATAGCACGGCCAATGTTCGGGTGTTGGATACAACCCAATTTCTCCATTGTGGTATTTAGAATGCTTGATTTTTAAACCAAGGCGTTCTGCTTGGTCCTCGAATTGTTTGAGTTGAAAATAAGATGTCATTTACTTATATCCAAATTTAAATGCGATTTCATCAACAAGCATATCTGCTTTTTTATCTTTAATGTAGTCTGCGCCGTATATAGTGCTTATTACTTCTTTAAGCACCTCTTCTGTGTACTTTTCTAAATCGAGTAGATCCTCGATGTCAGTTTGCGCTTGTTCGTCGTGGAAACACCGGTTAGCGATTTTTTGAAGTTTTTGATTGTTCATCTTTTACCTCTTGAATGATTCTGTTAAGGTCGTATTGTAGTCGGTCTGAAAGAAACCCCACTGGAAGATACGGTCCTTTCTTTTCTGACCCATAAGGGTTAACAAACAACAAACCATCTTTATCAACTGTATACAGGATTTTGCTCATTTGTAATCCTCTGCTGGGAACATCTCGTTCATAGTAGCAACAATGACTTCGTTTGCTACCTTACCGTGTTTAAGCATAAGAACCATTTTGGCCTTTTCGAATCCATTATGTATGCAATCACAAGAATAACTAGTATAAACACTACCGCAAATAGCATTCCTGCTAAGTATGTTTCACTAAACATTATGTATTCATCTTCATCAGTGCATAAAGACTACCGAACAAGGCAACGTTAGCAGCAAGTGTAACCACAATTGCTTTAACCAGCGGACTCATGTTTTCGTATTTTTCTATTATCTTACTCATTTGTAATCCTTTATTAGAACATAACCTTTCTTGTCACACACTTGAATAATTTCAGCTGCTGACTTACCTGCTTTTGCTAATTCTACCTTGCATTCAGTAGTCTTGTGGTTTTCATATGCTAAGCCGGCAAACATTGCTCCAAACACAATCGAACAGAATATCATTAGCCATTTAACTTCCATTATTCTACCCCAATCATCCTGCCGTACCTTAGTTTCTCTGACCTTACCTGAGCAAGGCGCTCTTTAACTCGATTTAGTTCTCTCAATACACGCTGTTCTTCTAAGCAGGTTTGGTCGTAGATATGAGCAGCAACAGATATCGCAAATGCCTTCTGGCTTAATTCAACTATGGTTGATCTACTAGGCTGCATCTCCTACTCCTGCTTGTTTAATATTTGCGTATTATACTGCGGCTAATTCTTTTTCGTCAACCAATTTATTTCTGAGCTCGGCCATTTTACCTCGGGCCGCAGTATAAAAGAAGATGTGCAAGCAATACAACGTACCAAGGAACCATGCGCCGTGCCACACCATAAATCCCGTAACCGCAACATCAAGCACAATGTCTGCCTCGGGCGGAACACTCCATTTATGCTCTTTTTTTACTAGTTCAGCAACTACAATGTCGGTTGGCAAAATCAGGGATAACAAAAACATTGCCCAGGTAATAAACACTGCTAAATTATATGCACCAGCACTCTGTTCAACGAGTGCAAAATACAGCAGTACCGCAAAAAGAGAATTAAGAACTGCTCAACGAACTGCACGAATAATAGCTTTCATTTTCCAAGTGTCTCCCACATTAATTCAGTGTCTTTAACATACGCAATAGGTTTAATCCATTTATGCTCTATTGCTTGCATTAAGATTTGCTTATACTGCAACGGGCAACGTTCTGATATTTCAAACCCAGCGCGAGGTGCAACCACGTAACCATCAACAATGTTGAAGCGAGGATCGTCATTTTTAATTGTCCTTATGCAAGTTTGGCGAACTTTTACCTTCATGCTACGAAAACTCTCGAACCAGATTTTCCATAGTACCTTGGATCCAGGCGGCACCGATAGGGTTTTGGCTATGCACCTTGAACTCGAAGTTCTCCGGAAAGGAAATCCTGCTGTCGGCCAGCTCGTCAAGGAGCCACAGTATAAACACACGACTAGTATCGTTTCCTCCCAGGTCGTGATCAAAGCTAATAACAGACGGCATACCAAGTTGCTTTACTGTGTCAATAGCAAAAGAACTCGACCGCACGATAACCCATCCTTCAGTAGCAGGAAACCGTTCGTCGTCGATAAACATCTTGTAAGTCACGCAAACCCCTTAATAAACTCAAGTGCGGAATCCTTGCTGTTAAATGTAGCCTTACCGGTGTGAGGAAGACTGCGATTAGCAGTCTGCCACTCAACAACAATCTTAGTCGGGCTGTACACCGCAAACTTGCCGTCGGTGATGCGAGCTTTGCAGAACAGAGCGGCATACGCCATTACGGCTCGCGGATTGCTCTTCGGCGTAATCTCAAATTCGGAAACACCGTACGAGTCGTTGAGCTGTTCCTTGCAAAACTCAACCAACTCGTTAAACACATCTTTGCGGGCGGACATTTTCTGCTCCTGCTTGTTTATGATGTAAAGATTATACTACTCTTTTTCCAAAGTGTCAACCATTTTAATAAAGCTACGGAACATATCTTGAGCCCTTGCTGCGGCTTGCTCTTGGCTCAGTTGTTGGACGCAGCCTGCAGTTACTCCTTTGCCCATCCATTGTGCGGCATCGGCTTCACAGGCTGCTTTAGTGTCGTATGAACCTACTGTATTTACTGCGCCAGCAAGAATAAGAATTAGCTGCCACATTTTACTTTACTCCATAGTAGACGAAATGGGTTGCATCAGCAATGCGGCAGTCGGCAGCATTCCAAAAACGTTGATATGCTGTTCGCGGGTAGCGAGGACCACGGAAGAAAACCTTAACCCCTTTGTTAGTCTTGCGCCATTCGGCGTATTCAGACATCGGACGCTTGATTCGCATTTTCACATGCTCCAGTAAGTTTCGCTTGCCGGGTTGCAACACCAAGGTGTATTGCTGTCAATCTCAACTTCAACGTTCGACATCAGCGTCCGAACCTTAACCTTGTGAACTACGTTCTTAGTGTAGTTCTCGTAGGTAGCGTAAGCATACGGAGCAACCTTAACGTTCTTGTCACGCAGGGCATTGCGGTTAGCACAAGTAGTAGACCGCTTGGCGCTGGACTCGTCGTTGAATTCCTTGATGCGCTGGGTGCTTGCAATGTGGTAAACGACGTAGGTTGTCATTTTCTGCTCCTGTTTTGTTAGCGTATGATGCTATTATACCAGAATTTGGACTAATTGTCAACCAAAATCTTTTAGTATAAAATTCAATGACTTAGCGACTGTTCTTAACTACGCAAAGAACCGGGGAAAGCATCTCATATTCCTCATAAGGTGCAACAGCAGCAACCTTAAGGAACACGTCGCGAAGCTTATTGATCGCAGAGATCGCATCAAACGCTTCTACTGAACGAAGCTCCTTGCGGGAATTGTGCAACACAGGGATAATGAACGTTGACATTTTCGGCTCCTTGTGCGTTATTTGATGTTGTTATTATACGCTTTTGGATAGAAAAGTCAACCGAAACTTTCTTCCTTTGTAACTTGCTGATTTAGGTACTTCTTATATTCCATGTCTTCTACCAGAATGTGATGCTTTAACCAGTTTACTAAAAATTTATGCAGCTGGTCTCTATCTGCGTACCCGCTAGACGCATCTATACACTTTTCAGCAAGAGTCTCAACGAAGGAGAAGTGGTAATCTCTATGTTCGTCTTTTTTATTATACGAAGTTTGGGAAAATACTTCTTCTTCATACGCAAAATGCGTCCGGACATACTTCATTAACTCGTCTAACAAAATATGGAATGTTTCGTCAGGGACTGTGCTGCTTGATTCTTCAGCCACTTTCCCTAACGAATTTATGATAGTCACTAACTTTTTATGGTGACCATCTATGGTTGGTTCACCAACCGTATATACGCTATCCCATATAATGTTATACATTGTTGTCACTGTGATGCTTTTCCTTCTAATTGTTCTTTGATAAACTTTAATACCTTTCGCTGAGTATCGAATACGTATTCAACTGTTCCGTCTTCGTCAACAACAGTAACAATAAAACCATTTTCTACTTTTCGAAATTCCATAGATTCAAACATTGTAATCTCCTTAGATTAAACTGCAACATTAAGTATAGCGTAATGCTTTAGAAATTACAAGCCTATCAGTAACCATATTTATGCAAAAATTCCGCAAACTCCGGAGCATACTCTAAAATTGAATTATTCCTAACCTGCTCGTAAGTATTTAAAAATTTAACTAGCCCAAAACGTTCTTCTTCTGCATTTAAAGGTATATGCATATTCTCTAGTAACCGTTTATACTCATATACTCGATTTGCAATAACAGAATCTACTTTAGAAAACTCTCGAATATTCACAACTGTTTTCGTATCCGGTAAATTGTTTTTCTTAATAAGAGTGTCTAATTTCTGTATAGCAATTTCTTTAAGGTTATTCGGAAGAAGTTCAATTCTTAGCACCGAAGGCTTTTGTAATATGTTACACGACTCAACCGGTATCTTGTTGTCAATGGAAAACTGTAACAGCTCATCTAAATAAAAAATTGTAAATACGTTCGGTGTAATTCTTAAGGTTAAAATAAGGGATGGGTGCTTATCTCGTAATTCTACAAACTTCTGGATGTTAGTTTTAATTTGTTCAACGTCTGATGGGTAACGAATGTAGTTGTTTAATGGGTTAGTCGATTCGATGCTAATACCCAAATGGAACTCTTTAAACCGAGGAATAATTCTTTCTATCTCAGGATTATAAATGGTTGCATTAGTAGTAGTTCCGACAATAACGTCAGTTACATTAGCATCAATTAATGCATCGCATATTTCGTATGTTTCTTTAATAAAAAGAGTTTCGCCGCCGAGCAAATGTAAATAACGCAGCCCCGATAACTGTTTTAACTCATTAAGGAAACGATTAAAAGTTTCTGTATTTTTAACCCACGGAGTTAACGAAACAGTGTTGAAAAATTTATCATCGCTCTTTATTTGCTTAAAGGTAGAGTTTAAAAACGAACTATATGTTGGACTGCACATTACACAGCCAAGGTTGCAAGTATTACCTAAGTCAATTTGTAAATTGGTTAACTCCGAATCGGCAGCACCATTATTCTGCTCGCTGTATGTAAAGTGTTTGCTATATGGTGCTAAGTAGAACGACTTAGGATACGAGTGCAAAATTTTTACAAAATGCAACGATTTTGCACGGCCGCTTAGTTTATTGTTATTGTCCTCGTAATAACAATCTTGGCACCACACATTACCAAACTTTAACATAGAATTACGAACTTGCCTCATTTCGTCGCTATGGAAATACTCGTTCATAGTCATCGATCTGATGTTATGGGTCGGCACAAACCCATGCTTAAACCACCGACAAGGAATAAAATCACCCGCCGGGTTAATACGGATGTGATTCCACGGAGCACTGCAAAAATGAGCAAGATTCAGGGGCATTAGATAATACTCGCGGCCTGTTTTACAAGAGCTTGTTGATTATTTCTTCCGACTGTCGCAAATTCTGCGGCTGTCATCCACATTACTTCTGCGGTTTCGTAGTCGTGTTGTCCAAAGTGGGTTGGGTCTTCTATCTCTACTGCAAACATATGAAGCTTGTAGGTTTCGTCTGTACCTTTAATTTTTTGGACAGGAATTGGAAAAGTAGATACAATATTATCCAGAAGGAGCCCGAGTTCCTCTGCACCTTCCCTAACTGCGGCCTGGTATACTGTTTCGCCTTTGTCTATCCCGCCTTTTGCAACTTGTGGTTTTGTTCCGCCAAAGTTTAGGTCCGACGGTGTTCGAAACATCATCAGTATCTCGCCGTCGTCTCGTCTGTAAAACGGTATCACTCCTGCTTTGTCTTTAGCCATAATCTCTCTAATTTGCATCTAAATATTTATAAATATAGTTAAATTGGATTATAACATATGCCAACACAAAAACCAACCTTAAAGTTAGCAACTCAATATATTCAACAAGTTGTAGGTAAAACCCCTACACAACAAGAGACCCTTATGCTACTAGACAAGTGGACGACAAATTCGGCATCTTTTAAGAAAGCATTGCAGTGGATTAAAGATACCACCCCTCCAACAGCGCAACAGGAAGAAGCACAAGAAAAAAAGCCTTCAATACCTTTAGTTAAAAAATATATGTCTACCGTTATGGGGGAAGCTAACCCATCTTCTGCTGAAGTCGCAGCAATATTGCAACAGTGGCAGAATACCCCTGTTGCATTTAACAAAGCAATGCAATCTATGCTGCAATCTATACAAAGTATGCAGAATACAAAAGCATTAGGACCAAAAGAAATACCTGCTGAACAAGGTGTTGTACCGAGTGTTGATTTCGTAAAAGAATATCTTAAAGTAGTCTCTGGCGACGCAAAACCGACTGCTGCCAGAATTAAGACTCTTGTTGACATGTGGGCTAATAATCAGGCAGGTTACCAAGAAGCGCAGGTTCATTTAGCTAAAGTAAAGGCTGGCCTAACTAAAAAACCGGCACCTGTTGACAAAGGACCAACATTACCAAACCAACTCAACGCAATTGCAAAGCAAACAGAACCAGGAGCAACTGAGAACGAATCGTTTAACGATATCGAAGTCGCAGGGTTACTTGCAACCGTTAAACAGGAACTAAAGAAAAAGTTTAATCCTAAAGACCAACCGTGGGGTAGCAACCACTCTAAATACAAGAAAGCATATTCACAAGTAGTAAGCAAAACGCGGTCTGTTCAAAACAAAACTGGGTTCTTAACTGCTGTAATCAAAACTCTTAACCCAACGTTCAAACCGGGCGCAGGCAAGGTAAGTGCTAAACCGGGAGAGTTCCATTCAATGACTATGCCATCTGACCCGCTAAGTCCGTTTGCCCAAACTATGGCTATGTCTCCTGAGAAAAAAGAAAAAGCAACAGCGTTAAAAGCAAAGATCGCAGAGTACGAGGCGTTACTTAAAAAATTAAAAGACGAACAAAAGAAAGCATCAACTGCACTATCAAAAACGCAGTCCGAAAAAGAAAAATTAGGCGGTATTAACGAAAAATTACTGAAGTACTTTTCGTTCATTGAGAAGAACTGTAGCCAATACTTAGCCGCAGTTAAAGAAGCTAACGGAAGGTTATTATTTCGTGGACAAGACGACGCCGCGCAGCCGATCTTCGTTGCGTACCCAAGGCTAGATCGTGAACCAAAAGATAGCGATCCAGAAGCACAAAAACTCATAGACAAATACTTGTCTGCCTTAGGTTTTAAAGCACTGCGGAGTAACAGTTTATTCACTACGTCAAGTGAAAATAACGCAAGTAATTACGGTACTGTATATGCTATCTTCCCTAAAAATGGTTTTGAATATACCTGGTCAACCAAACACGACGATTTAGTTATTCATAGCGTTCACGACATCGGTGGCGACGAAGAAGACACCGATGATGTGTATTACAATTACGAAGATTGGCAACGGCAGTTCTCTGATTATGCCGAGGAATTAGACAGAGCAATAGAAGACGACCCGTCTATGTTTAACATAGCAGACGAAGACATTGAAGACGAAGATGTGTTCTATAAAAATCTAAAAAAGTATATAACTGCTATAACTAAAATGCCCGAATACAAGGTATTCAAAGCAGCATATAACAAGTACTACGACCTCGATACGTACAACAATAGTGCTGCAGAATTTCACCAGAAATTTGCTATTATGGCAGAAGCATTCATTAAATTTATGAATGTTAGCAAATTTAAACTCTTATCAGCTGCCGAACTTAAACAGCTTAATAAGAAGATCGAACATGCTAAAAAGTCATCAGCCGAACCTAAAGGTAATGAGATCAAGGCTAAAGCACAGTCTGCAATTAAGTCTTTTGGTTTTGTAAAAGAAAATTTACCGGCAGCACTAAAGGCAAGGCACGAAGTTATGGTAGTCGGAGAATATATTGCAGTTAACTATGAGCAATTTAGTAACGAGATAGAACAGTACTTTATTAAACCAAGTAAGACAACTAAAGTTTCTAAGCCAACCGCTAAGAAAAAGTAACTACTCTAATCCACGCTTTTGTTTAGCTAATTGAACCGCAGCTTGTGCGGCTGGCGTTAACGGAGATGCCAAAAATCTTTTAAGTTTCCTTGCGGCTTCACGCATAAGAACCGTAACTTCCTCTTCAGACTTTCGATCTGTCATTCGAGATACCATCTGCCGTTGAGTTTGTTTAAGGTTATTGTCTACTAATGCAAATTGATCATCAAACATCATTGCATAAAAACTTTCGTGCTTTTTAGTTGCTTGATATGCTCTTGCAAAATATTTAGGGTCAACTGGGCGATCGCGATCTTTTGGATCTGTCGCATTAGCAAACCTGTCTTTTGCTCGTTCCCACGCTAACTTCATTTCAACATCGACAAATATCATAAATGTTTGATATCCAACTGACTCTAATTCTCGTTTCAAATTCATTAAACTTTCATAATCGCGGCCAGTTGTATTGATAATTAAACCCAACATTTCTTGCTGTAAAATTGTTTGTTTGCGACGAGTAGCTTGTAAACTTTGCTTATACCCTTGGTTGTCGTGAGAAATATTTGCTTTTGCTCGTTGCAAATATGCAAGGGTGTGGTCTATGTCCTGTAATTTAAGACCAGCAGCTTTTAATCCAAGAGCTTTTAATACTGCATTTTTACCAGCGCCTGGCGGGCCAGCTAAAAATACAGCCTTAAATATCCCCGGATCTCTAAAGCCTTCGTCTAAATCTGCCGTATAAAATTCGTTTAATTGCATAAGAATATTTAGTCAAAATAATAGGGACCGAAGTCCCTATTATTACTATTTTGGGTTATAAGGGATAGTTCCCCCAGAGTTATCATGCTGCTAGAGCATATACCTCATTGTTAGCTGCGTTTGCAGTTATAGTTTTGTTTTCTTCGACCGGGTCTGCCGACCTTCATGGCTATGAGCCATGCGTCAACACAGAATACCCCAATCCTACGGCTTCAAACTCTTGCCGAGCGCCATTCGTTCTATTTAACCCTTTGTCGATTCCTTTCACCCCCTCAGTGGTGGAGGTGGCGGCATCCGAGAGCCGCGTCCAAAAAGCTCTTAATAACTAAGGTTTACGCTGTTTTTAATCTCCCTCTTTTAAGTCCTAGTATGTCAAATTTATTGTCATTTGGCAATAAAATAAAAATTTTGTTTTCCGTCATACAACAATTCTTACTACACTACTATTTAAGTAGAGTGCTCGATATTTGTCAATCAAATTGGCTATTAAATTTCGAAACTACTGCTAGTACACAGTAGCATCCTATAAGAAGTAAAAATTCAGCCATTGCATTCGCTTTCAGAGCAATATTCACTCACTATGTCGTAAAGACGCAAAGAACGAGGTGTTCTAATTTCCAATAAGTGTTCAATCAGTTGTAGTAGCGACATTGGTTTTCTCCATTAGTCTAAAGCTTGTGGCAAAGGATCGACGAGACGGACTATCGAATGTTGATAGCCATATTATTACCTGTTTGATAATGTTAGTCATATAAATCTCCTAATAGTATTTATTGCAGTGCAACAATTATACAATTTTAGGGATCATTAATTTATAACGGACGGTTAGCATGAAGCGTGTCGAGACTATTACCGCCAATCTACTATGGCCTTTCACCATACCAAACAGCATTAGACCTTACTATGCTGTTTTACCTTCACTACTCTGCGTTATATTTCTTGGCGGAAGGACGGGGACTCGAACCCCGACAACCATTTCTGGTCGGCAGATTAGCAATCTGCTGGAATACCATTATCCGACCCTTCCTTAATCTTTGGCTCCGAAGGGTGGGATCGAACCACCGACACACGGATTAACAGTCCGTCGTTCTGCCGCTGAACTACTTCGGAATTGCATCACTATTTATCGATGGTGCTGGGTGAAGGACTCGAACCTTCATCATTCTCCTTGTAAGGGAGATGTCTAACCTCTCAAACCAACCCAGCATTGTTCTGTTTTTCTTGCAGCTTGTCTTTATCGGTCACAGGTTCTTCTTTAGCAGGCTTTTTAAAGATTGCATCCCATCGTTCCTCAAACTCTTTTTGCGGAATACTAACTGGTCTGGGAGTGCTACCTTTGCCTGCTTCATGTGCCATACTGTGTCCTATCTTGGAGCGGATAGCCAGAATCGAACTGGCGTCTTATGCTTGGCAAGCATAGGTAATACCATTATACGATATCCGCATACTTCTTGGTGGAGGTGGAGAGAATCGAACTCTCACGAAAAGCTTGCAAAGCTTCCAGGCTCCCATTACATCACACCCCCAATGTTCTGGTGCCCCCGGACGGATTCGAACCGCCGACATCCAGTTTACAAAACTGGCGCTCTACCAACTGAGCTACAAGGGCAAATCTTTTACTACAGAGGTATTTATCCCAATAAACAACTCTGTTAAAATCTTGGTCGGACATGTAGGATTCGAACCTACGTTATGCTGCATCCCAAATGCAGTGCCATACCAGGCTAGGCGAATGTCCGTAATTCTTTACTAAACCATATAGAAGTAGATTGAACGGCGTAGGTTATAGTGCCGCTCATCTGGCAGGACGACTTGAGAACGCTTCGGCTGCCACCGTATGGCCTCTCGTCAATCTGCTTTTATATGGTGCCCGGGGCCGGACTCGAACCGGCACGCCATAAGCGAGGGATTTTAAGTCCCTTGCGTCTACCTATTTCGCCACCCGGGCATAAATTCTTAAAGATCAATTACTACCTTACTGCACTACTTATGCTTTATATTATACAGGAATTTTATTTATTGTCAACCTATTTTCAAACTGTTTTACTACGTTATCAAATTCTTCATTAGTGATACTCTTTGCTTTTGCTTTGCAATATATCTAAGTATATACCTTTATAAAATTTTGTCTATTGTTTTGGACAAGATTCTAATTTTTCAATTTCATCTAACAATTGTAAAATTCTCCCAACAATTCCTTCGCTGTACGTTCTGTTAAACACCGATTCATCACTGCCCGGAGACGAAACAAGTTGACATATACTTGATAGTATCGGGTACTGTATTCGAACCTCCCATTCACCATTTTCTGTCATTGATAATGAATGGGAGTTGCGTGTTGGGATGTTCAATGAATGAAATAATTTTTCTTTTTCATGATCGATATCCATATTATACGAACCGAAGTTAAAAAGTACCCCGTTTTTTAACATCTCAACCCCGTTTATAATCATTGACGAGATAGTCAATGACATATTTTCTACTATTTTATTATCAACACATACTACATCGTTATCTGTTTTGTTACAGAATTTAATAGATAGAAAAAACTCAGACTGAATCGGGTCAACGGTAGTGCTAGTAATCTCTGCTTCGTTAATAACCAGGTCATTAAAAATTACGTTATTGTTAATACTAACGCAAACCAAAGGCCAGTTAGTTTTAGCCGAAACCGAAGCTAATTTTAAAATAACGTCGGCTTTTTTATGATTGTATAATTCTTTTATCTCAGGCGGAATTAGTGTTTTCATAATAATTGTCTAAATACTTTTGTAAATTGACCTCAATTTGTGTTAAATTTAAAAGTTGTTGATTACCAACAAAATATCCTAATTCAACCGTTACAAAGTGCTGTATAAGTCGTCTCCTAACTCGCTCGGGATACGTATACAACGGATCCGACTTAACAGTCCAGAATACTTTAGAATCTGCATTTTCAATTTGATACTTGTCTTTATTTTTTACTAAAGGCATAAATTCATTCAAAAACAAAGGGGGGCCCATATCTATCCGTACTGTCCCATTTGCTACGTATTTTTGACAAGCTATGATAAACCGAAGAGTATTTAGAAACCTCTCTTCCGTTTCATTATAAAACCCCGAAAACATCAACAATGTTGATTTAAGATTGTGTTGAGATAGTTGCTCTAGTTCATCTAATGTATCTTCTACCGTAACTTGCTTTCTCATTGCAGCCAGAACGTCGTTATCTCCACTTTCTGTGCCTATAGTTAGATTATGTGCACCCGATGATACCAGTAAACTATAATGATCTGCTCGCAGTTTGCTCTGCGGCCTTGTTATGTATTGACCGATCCACGTAATTTTTTTATCGTTTGATGAATTATAATCTGATATTTTTTCTAATAATTCATAAAAAGTTTTTGTAGACCCATTTACTAAACTATCAGTAAAATCAAAATTGTATATCTGATACCGGTTAATTTGTAGTACCATTTCAGAAAATACATCGGTTGCTGTTCTATACTTGTATTTTCCAAAAAATCCTGCAACATCACAGAACGTGCAGTCCCTAACACACCCTGTACTACCTGTAATAAGCAGAGCTTTATTTCCGTGCCATAGATATAGATCTAGATCATAATCATCATAATTAGGCACCGGGGATGTGTAGTTACTGTTAACAATGTTAAATTTATCAAAGGTACAATCTGCCGTGTTGCTTCTGACTTTGGTCGACAAAATTTTCGGTAACTCGGTAAACTCATTACTAAGAATTGCATAATCCGCGAACTTTTTATTCGAAAGCAAGGCATGGAACTGCGTTGATTCCTCAAGTCTTGATATTAGCCCAGTTAACGAAGTGCTATTAATTATAGCTCCTTTTCCTCCAATTATAACTGTAACTTCCGAAATAGTTTTAATGTATTTAGATAGTACAAAAGCTGCTCGCTGCTGTAAATTAGAGAACACACTAAGACCCACAATTGTGGTCTTATTGTTAATATAAGTGTCATACACATACTTTGCCCACACAGTTAACGATTCTATGTCTTCAATGGTTACCTCGTAAGGTTCAAAGATTTTTACCTCATTGATATATCTATCTAAACGTCTGTTACATTTGTTAAATAGATCTATCCCTAAGTCAATGGTTTTGCAAGAAAAACCATAGCTTTCTACTGCGCCTTTTAGTATTGCAGGAGCAGCAGGTGGCTTTTCATTAAATGCTGAAGGCAACGAAAAAATTATAATATCAACCATATCTAGTATATATCCCTTAACTAACACATCACAAGATCTTATTTTCTTTAAACAATTTTACTAAATAAATAATATACATACTTCATATGGAGAAATAATATGAGACTTTCTTGTTACAAACATTCGACCTTGGTTTTTTCGTCCACCAACGAAGCCCTCGATAGTATCTTCCTTTCTGTCAGAGAATCATTCCCTGCCAACATCAGTGAAATTCTTATTAATACAACTAACCGAAATTTATCTTTTTACTTACCAAAATCAAAGATTTTAGTTGTTTGCAGCGAAAATAACGCATATCCGCCCGAGATGGTCAACGCTCACAAATGGCCAGCAGATTCCAAATGGATACAAGTAAATGTACACGAGTTATCATTTGATGAGATAACTGAACTTAAAAATGCACCCGAGTCTGATGCAGCTTTTAATGCATGTGGATACACAAAGTAAATAATTGTTTAGGTTAGGTTTCCTTATTGCATCAGCTATCAATACACGCTTCGGCGTGTATGATACTGCTTCTCGTTTGCAGCAAACATTAGACACTATAGCAAGCATCAAAGCTCGCTGTAAAGATCCACACATTACGTTAATCGAGATGGCTGCAATCCCGTTAACAGATGAACAACGAGCTACGTTAAAAGCCAGTGTTCATGTGTTGATAGAATTTTCTAACGATGAAGTTGTAAAACAAATATCTAAGAGCAACAACTGGAATATTATTAAGAACATGACCGAAATGCTTTGTTTCCGCCACGCCTTAAAACTTATGCAAGGCACAGAGTTTTACAAAGAAGTTACTCGTTTTGTAAAAGTGTCTGGGCGGTATAAACTAAACACCGACTTTAAAGAAAGTGTTATGAAGAAAGCCGGCGATCGTGTAGTCTTTGCCTCACGCCGTAAAAGTCAATTCCCATCTAACATTACCAAAGGTGTAACTGAACAATTCATGAGTCGCTGCTGGAGTTTTCCTGCTAAAGATATTGCTGCGGTAGAAAAAATGTACGAAGCGATGCTCAACCATATGCAGCAAGTACTAGGGCAAGGTGGTTACATAGATATCGAACATTTGTTGTTTACTTACAGCAAAATGTTCGACATATACGAAGTTAAAAAAGTTGGTGTTGAAGGTAATATTGGTCCGAACGGTGCTTTAGTTAGAGACTAGAAGTAAAAGCACCCGGGACGATTAAAAAAGCACTCATTTTCTTGTAACGTTCTACGAGCACTAAAAGTTTCTAACACTGTCTCTTTACCTAGACCTTGTGCAATGCTGTAAGTAAAAGTTTGGTTACTTAAGAAGCCGTCGGCTCCCGCAATAACTTGCGCTAACTCTAAGAAATCTTTAACTGGGTAATACGGAATATCTACACCAAACGTATTCTTAAAATCTTCGTGTTCTTGCGGTAGCCCAACAAATACCCCGTCTGTAGTTAACCGATTGGTCATGATTAAATTCATCCAGATGTTGTTAGTATTTGGTGCTGCACTTCTCCATCGTGGACTTCGAGCAACAACAAACTTCGCAACACGTTTGGGATTAGGCACTGTTAACCAAGGTTTAATAAGATCAGCATCTGTAAACGGAATGTTGAACGTTGTATAGAATGCACCTAAGAAATTACCTTTGTACTTGCTATGAATAACGCCGCGAAACTCGTCTAAATCTACGTCAATCTTATGTGTCTGTTCGTCGTAAACTGCTACTGAATTAATATACTCCTGGGCTTCTAATAGAGGCTTTAGTAAGCCAAAGTCTTTCTGTGATAACTTACCTACGTACTCAGGTGGAACTCCGCCATTTCCATATTTTTGTATCACGTTAGGTATATTGTTTAACTTAACGAAATAACCCCCTCGACCGTAGTGTTTAACTACTGCAAGTGAATAAATTAGATCGCCTAAGTTTCCGGAATTAGAGAATGTTTTCATTTAATTATTTGATTTCTTTAGCCAGAAATTACTTTCGTTTTAATACAACTTCAATCGAGCACTCTGTATTTGGTAACAATGTTTGGTCGCCGGCTTGGTCTAAGTCAAAAACTCATTGATTAGTTGTATTTTTCTATCGTAACAGTTGTGGAGAATTGCTTTAGCAAATCAATCAAGTTAATAGATACTGGCGACCAACTTCTATCTTTACAGATTGTAAATGTGTGCTTATGATCAGCATTACCTTTACTCGGCCAAATTCCACGTTCATACATATCTTCATCGGGCAGTTACTATTAAGTACCCCTCTGGTTTTAATACACGCAGCCAGTTAGATAATGCAACCGGTACATCTATCATATGCTCTAAGCAATGGCTTGAATGAACAAAATCAAAAGAATTATCCGGAATAGTCTGTAGATACTGAGCATCACCATTCTCTATATCCCAGGAAGTAATACTGTCTATCCCAATAAACGAGCTCATAACTTTCTCTAGAGAATCGGATCCAGCTCCAACATCTAATCCGTCGCCCACAAAGTAAGCCGAGTGGAAATTTCCATCATTGAACCTACGTTTTGCTGCTTTGCTTTGCTCAAACATTAGGAATCATTCTGTGTCTTTAGGAACGCGAACTGCTTTAGAACGGGTTGCTGCTTCGTGCATTGCAATACCCATCGATCGCATAAAGAAATTATTCTCAGCTTTGGTTTTTCCATGCATTAATGCTGCTTGCCCTTTAATTGACTTATGCAACGTCATACCCTTAGGGCACTTTAACGCTTTTTGATTGTCAAACATGATATTCCTTTTTAAAAGTAAAAATATTTATGGACTGCACAGGCTACAAAAAATAAAGGACCCAAAGGGCCTTTATTTGATTACTCACAAACCTATGTTTCGCGTGCTCTACTATTTTCTGGAACGAACTGTAACAAGAACTCCATTTGATCAGCAAGAATGTTTCTGTTCTTTAAGATCAATGCTTCTTCTGGAGTTGGTGTGTACGGAACATACAACAACTCAAGTTGGGTGTCCTTTAACAACTTGTCACCTTTATGGCTGTTGCACTTACGGCATGCACACACTATGTTCATCCACGAATGTTGACCACCCTTTGACGACGGAACAATGTGATCCATAGTTGCTAAGTCGCCTTTACAGTGGCGGCCGCAGTATGCACACAAGTATCGGTCACGTCGAAATAAGTTTTCAGCAGTTAAAGCCGGAGTCTTATGTCTACGGGAGAACTTACTCTTTACCCCAATGATGCTAGGAATAGTAATATTAGATTGTTCTCCAGTCATACGGCTGGTTCCGCCATGGAATGTAAAAGAATGTGATCCGTATTCCCAAGCTATAAGGTTCTTGTACTTTAAGACTACAGAATCTTGCCAGTGGCTCCACCGTTGTGGGTGGCCGTCAGCAGAACAAATTAATATGTTTGGTACCACAATACTACCCCTTTGCTAAAATGGGGTACTCCTATACCCCGGTTAAAAATCTTTGGCGGAGACCCAGGGAGTTGAACCCTGTGAGGATATTACTACCCTCTACGGATTAGCAATCCGCTGCATTACCGTCCTGCCCGATCTCCGTTTTCCTACGAACCTTTTCTGGATGATGCTCTGGAAGGGTATCATACTTAAAACTTGGCGGAGGATAATAGACTCGAACTATCAACCTTTCGGTGGGACGGTTTTCAAGACCGTGTGTTGCCCCGCAACCCTATCCTCCGCTATTTTTCGTATAAACTCGTAAACCCTTTTCCGTATCTATTTATAGCATACTCTAAGTACTTCTTAATATCTTTCTCAAACAAACAAACTATGTCAGGGTTAGACTGTTGTTTAATATTCCACTGAGGCGTTTTATAGCCTTTGATCTCGTATATTACTCCATTGATCACAAAGTCGGGATAATATTTTCTTTCTTTGCTCTCCCAGATATATGTCCGAACTTCTTTACACCGTTCAATTAATATATTATGATCTAAATGATAAAGCACAAACGCTAACTCCCAACTAGAATCACAAAAAATATTTTTATACCAACCTTTTTTACCTCTGCCAGATCCTTGGCGCAGCCCACCGTTACTTATCTTTGCTTTCTCAGAAATTTTTCGTTTCCTGTCAACTTCCTTTTCGGGCGTTAGTCCTTTCCCTAAAGTTGATCCCTTAACCCCTTTGTTCCACGCAGTGTGTAACCCAGTTACACCTTTATTCCATGCAGGTAACCCTTTAGGTCTGTGAGCATTTGGCGATTTATGTCTCTGTACACGATTCGGATTCTCTTTACAGAAAGGAGAGTGCGCTCCTAACCCACCTGGGTTACTGAATAATCGATTACAATATTCACAAGTAAGCATAATATTATTTATGCCTCACAATCAAATCTGCTGCATTAAACCATGCTAAAACACTCTGCTTGCAAAATGCTTTAGGCTGGTAGGAGCACAGGGATTCGAACCCTGACCTGGCAGATTAAAAGTCTGCTGTGCTTGACCGTTGACACCATACTCCCGTTGTGTTTCCATCTTTTCTTTACGGCGAGTTGCTTTGGTTGTTTTACCATGAGCACCCGCCTTTCGTTTATGGACATGTATGCCCATTGGGTTTCTTAGTTTCATTTGCTTCTCCTTAGATAAATTTGTTAATGCTATTACGATGCTTACAGCTCATTTTCTTGTAATACTTTCCTTTACACCCTGGGTTACGCTTGTCAGTAAAAACCTTACGATAAAGTGCTTTCATGTTGCTCTCCCATAAAATAATAGTTTACTACATTTTGGTTTATTTGTCAACCGAAAAATTTGGCCTCAGAGACAGGACTCGAACCTGCATAATCCTGTTTAGAAGACAGGTGCCTCATTCCAATTAGACTACTCTGAGATTGTTTGGCAGGGGTAGTTGGATTCGAACCAACGATACTGATTTCAAAGACCAGTGCCTTAGGCCGGACTAGGCGATACCCCAACTGTTTGGTCGCTAGAGTGACACTCGAAATCACACAGACATCGTTATGAGCGATGCGCTCTCCCTCTTAAGCTATCTAGCGTATGGAGTGAGCGACAGGATTTGCACCTGCATAAGACTGGTTTGCAATCAGCCGCCTAGCTATTCAGCCACGCTCACATTGTATTTGTATGCTCTGCTGTCTCTACTCAGCTCTAGTGCGTAGCTGCACACCCTTGACAGTCCCTAACTTGTTGCTTACGGGATTTCTCTGTTGTCAGTCCTAGTTTATCGCTAGTCCGGTTCCTAGGTAGGAACATTCTGGTGCCCTGCTTCAGAGTCGAACTGAAACACACTCACTTTTGAAGAGAGCCGCTTTACCAAATTGCGTAGCAGGGCAGTATTATGGTGCTCAAGTAAGGAATCAAACCTTAGACTCTGTCGTACCAAGACAGCGGTATACCATTTACCTACAAGAGCATGGTGGACTATGAAGGAATCGAACCTTCGAGCTGCCGTCGCATATTCAGTACCATACTTAAAGGGAATCGAACCCCAATACTCGCCATTTATAGCCCAGTTACTGGTCCCCGCAGTAGGATTCGAACCTACACAAGCTGGTTTAGGAAACCTGCTGCTGCTCCATCAGTGCGGAGATTAATTGGTGCCGAGAGTAGGATTCGAACCTACAGTGATTGCCAAATCTAGCATTCTCTTGCGGAGAATACAACGGAATCGAACCGTATAACGCCTGCCGGCGTGTGTCTACCGTTTCACCATCCCAGCAATTTTTGGTGCCCGAGGTGAGATTCGAACTCACAAAACTCTTGTCCCTCAAACAAGCGACTTTGCCAATTTGTCCACAAGGGCATGTTACTTGGTCCCACCACTCCGTAACGATCGGAGATCCTCGGATTTTCAGTCCGCTGCATAGACCATCTTTGCTATAGTGGGATTGTCTTTGGTGCCTAGCGACAGACTTGCACTGTCCTCTGATGCTTACAAGACATCTATGACGCTATCTACACTTGCTAGGCAAAATTTTGGAGGAGGATAATGAAATCGAATCATCGCCCTTTCGGACGGGCCTGCTTTCGAAACAGGTTTTAGCCCAGCTAACCTATCCTCCATGTTTGGAAGCCGTGGTAGGGCTTGAACCTACATGCCCGAAGGCCCCACTTTCAAAGAGTGGTGTGTCTACCATTCCACCACACGGCTATTGTTTGGTAGTCCAGGCTGGACTCGAACCAGCATAATCTTCGATGTCAACGAAGGTACTCACCTCTCATACCACTGGACTATATTGGTGCGCCGTATAGGAGTCGAACCTATATCATCCTGATTAAGAGTCAGGTATAATCAGCCATTATACGAACGACGCGATGTTAGTAAATTACTACTAGTCTACGGTGTTTTATAGTTGCTGTTGCAGCAACCCACGGGTAGAAAAAGAAATCTAAGTAAAACTGTAATAGCAATATCGGCACTACATTACAAACATTGTAGTATGATTCATATTGTTTCTGCATCTTATACCGATGCAAGCTTGTTACATTTGCGGTCATAATATGTATTTACCGCAACAGTAAGTATTTGGCACCCCATGAGCGAATCGAACGCCCGCCAGTGAGTTTCGAAGACTCTCCGCCGACTCCATCGGATGAGGCAATGTTTGGTGGCCACAGAACAGGAGTTTAACCTGCTTAGTCAGAGACATAAGGGTTACACCTCGAGGATTCCCTTATCGTGCTGTCACGGCTGCTACGCATCTGCGCCATTGTTTGGCCTCCCGTACACGAGTTGAACGTGTCATAGATGATTCGTAGTCATCAAGCCGGTTCCCCCGGACAGGAGTTTATGTTTGGCAGGTCTAGAAGGAATCGAACCTCCGCCCGGTGTTTTGGAGACACTTACGCTACCATTACGCCATAGACCTATTTTGTTCTATTAAGAATACACCACGACAGTTATTGGCTGATAACTTGGAAATCTCATTGTTATGGTCTTCTGCTATGTCAATAATTCGTTTTCTGTACTTCGCAACTGCATGAGGATCCATTGCAATAGCATATGCGATTTGTTGGCACTCATATGAGTATTCTTTAAACTTGCACATTGCAGGAGTCTTGCAAGTTTTAGTTATGTCACACTCCCAACACGGGGAGGCAAGAAGTGTATTAATCAGCTTATCTAGTATCATTATTTTTGTCCGTGTATTTTATTTATAACTGAATCGGGACTTGTTAAAACTTGGTGCGAGCGGTCAGATTCGAACTGACAAACACCAACTTCTAAGGATGGCGGCTATACCGATTCGCCTACGCTCGCAAAATTACTTTAATCATGGCTCCCCAGGACGGACTCGAACCGCCATATTACGCCTTTCGGCCTTTACGTCTGATTAACAGTCAGGTCTCTTACCATTAGAGTACCGGGGAATTAATATAACAGGATGCTTATTTTTCAATTAAAAGTTGAATTATGAGTTTGCTGGACGCATCCTTCTTATTCTTAAAAATTTATATAAATACATTGTGAGTCGCGATGCGCTAACATCCACTCACCCTAGACTAACACACTAAACTCGGAGTCCAGCATGTCTATTTATAAACCTACATTTCTTTACATAAAACAACATACCGTTACAGGTAAATTGTATTTTGGTAAAACTACTAAAAACCCCGAATCATACGCAGGATCAGGGAAATATTGGTTAGCCCACATTAACAAACATGGTAAAAATCATGTCGAAACATTGTGGTATTGTTTATTCTACGATAAAGACGACTGTGTTTCTTTTGCCCAACATTTTTCTAAACAACACGATATAGTTAACTCTGATGACTGGGCTAACTTAATGGTAGAAAATGGTTTAAATGGCGGGTTAGTTAAAAACAATTACTTTAAAATATACAATACGATACCAAGAACAGAGGCCCAAAAGTACAACAGATCAGTTCAACAACAAGGGAAAGCCTCAAAAACGTACCCTGTTATAATCAATAATATCGAATATCCGTCTATTACTGCTGCTGGAAGAGCATTTAACTTAACCGATGCAGCAATTCACCATTGGATTAAACTCGGGAAAGCCACTAGAAAAGAAAGAGAATTTAGAAGTCCTCGATATAGCTGCATTTCTTGTCGCAAAGAGCTTTCTACAAAAACGTCCCATAGTTGTGTACTATAGCATCCTAAACTTGGAGCGGGTATGGAGAGTCGAACTCCGCATTATCGGTTTGGAAGACCGCTGGACGCCCCTTGTCCTAATATACCCGCATGAATTCTGACCTGCCCTTTTTAGTCCAGGAGTACTCTCCTATCATCCAGGGTGTTGCAGCAGGCATACCCATTTAACTGTTGCAAATAGATCCCTCCCCGCGTTTGCAGCCCGGGTTACAAGAGGTTACAGTAGGATCGTCTACTAATCTAACCAGTTAAAATTTGGTGGACCAGTGGGGTAACGATCCCCAATCTCCGCATTGCAAGTGCGGCGTGTAGCCCTCTATCACTACCAGCCCAAATGTATGGCGACCTAGGAGGGAATCAAACCCTCGTCCCCTGATAGACAGTCAAGGATAATAATCACTATAAGACTAGGCCAAATTTTGGTCTCAGTGGTGTGACTCGAACACACATCGTCTCCGCCCCAAACGGAGTGACCCACCTTTAGCCCACACTGAGAATATTTTGGTATACCGTAGGGGTTACGATCCCCTCTAGGTAGCTTGAAAGGCTACTGACCTCACCAGATGTCTAACGGTATATTGTTTGGTAGTCCCACCAGGTAACGCTCCTGGACCTGTCGCTTATCAGGCGACTGTACAGAACTTCTATACTATAGGACTAAATCCTTTCTCAGCTCGAGGTTATGTCGTCTGAGACTGTGCAAATTAAACCACCGCAGCGGGTATTGCACTTTAGCAGTATCAGTGACTGCTCGGCACTTGCATAAGTAAACAACTTAGGGGTGACCGGTGGGTAACGCTCCCACTCTACCTCTTTCACAGAGAGGGTTGCTAAACTTTTACAATACGGTCACACTTAAATTGTCTACTGCATTTGGTGGGTGCCTGTGGTTTCGATCCACTCCCCGAAGGACCAGTTTTACAGACTAGTTGCTGAAGCCATCAGCTTTCGACACCCGCTATTATATGGTGGGTTAGGTTGGATTCGAACCAACTAAGCCTGAGGCAAGAGATTTACAGTCTCCCGAGGATCGCCGTCTCCCCTGCTAACCCGTTGTTTGGTAGTCCCCCACGGTTACGATCCGTGCCGTTGCAGCCCATCTGACCGCTCTCCAGAGGATATAAATCTCCGCCGCTCACCAAAGCTGAGGACCATCTGTGTTATTTAAATATCCTTTGCAAGACATTTAAGTAACACAGCAGTGATCTAATAGATTATTATAATTACTGTAATCTATGGATTCAGTTGCTGTCGTTACACTTGTTATCAGCCTGAGACTAGAGCTAATACGTTAGACCTTGCGCCGACGATTATCACAGCCTTGCGAGCTGCTTTCCGCCCTCTTCCACCATAATCATATAGTAGTCCAACATCGCTGCCTTTTTATACTAGTGGCGTTTCTAGTGTAATGTATGACTACTCGGTCTTCTGTCTACCGCCAACCTTGCGGGCTGTGCAGGGCATGACCCCTTACGTGCAACTTCTTACCAACATCCTCTACCTTGCGAGCTTTGGATGACTCCGTTACCTTGCGGCCGGAGCATTAAGCGATTTTCACCATACATCAGGAACGACTTTGCGTTTGTGTATAAATGGTTGGAATTGAACCAACTGCATTCTTCTTAAAAGGAAGACGCTCTACCATAGAGCAACATTTGCAACCTACCTCGAAGAGCGTTCCTTGTTGCTTCATATCCTTTTAGGATACAAAATACAACTCTCCGAATACCTTTTGCCTGCCGGCTACTCAGTCGTCTTTCTGGATTAGTGTCCTGTACGCTTGCGCGAGGCCATAAACCCATAAAACTGCACAACAGCCTTTCCTTGCGGGGTTGGACCGTTGCACTACCCTTTCTCATACCTGCTAATTAGTTGGTTTGCTAGTGAAGTCAGCACCACCTGTTACTTTCCATCTGCTCAAGTTCCCATTGATGCAATCTCAGGCTTGTAAGCAAACGTTCTTTCCACTAACTCTAACTTTACAGTTAGCCCCACCCGTCTTTTAAGTGAGGCCTGCGTCGCCGCAGTGAGCTGGCTTGCTTAAATGGACCATTACTGGCGCAAGTGCGTAGGCTTCCTTGCTTTGGGCACCTCACGGTGCTTACCCTAATGACGTTAAGCCGCCAAAACTCTACAACTTAAAACTTGTTTGCTGAGCTGCATTGCCCAAACCGGGAATCACACTCTTATCCGCTTGACTCAGTTGCTGTATATCTCTATACATGCTCACTATCGTGATACCGAATCAAGTTTCAGCAAATTCTTGGTTGCGGAGGCAGGATTCGCACCTGCGATCTCCGGGTTATGAGCCCAGCGGGGACGGCTTCTCCCCTACTCCGCGTCAAATTCTTCTCTACGCTCCCCGCCGATATTCTCACCGGGCTTACTTGGTGTATCCTGTGCTCTGTCACAGTTACATAGAGTCAAGTCAACTTCTTTGATATGCTGTCTCTTCCCTTTTCCTTGTCTTACGGTCCAAGAGTTAGACCATCGCAGTGTCAATTCCGGTACAATGAATGATCAATTTGACCAAGCAATGAATTGCCAATCAGGCAGCATATCAAAAACTTTGAGTGGTAACAATAGCGCAGTACAGACTACGATCTCTTACTGACCCTTTTAAAGAGGCAGTCGTCTGATTTATTCATAGCATGTATTATTCTGACCTGAACCTATTACCAGTTCAACTCTACTATAACCACATTTATTCACACTCAAGGAGGAGTCGAACCTCTTTATAGTCTACGGCTTTTATTTTCCAGGCCCTGCTAGCTAGACAGGCACTGAATGTGAATAAATGTGGTGTCGGTCTAAGGGATCTATCTCCGACAGTACAGAATTGATTTCAACCACCCTGCGCAGGTTGTCCACTCATTTGTGTCCCTGGCGCATCTGCATCTAACCACATTTATTCACACTCCCAGAGAGTTATCAAATTTCTCTGTAACATTTGGATGCATCGAGGGTAATTACTCCTCTCAACCGTCTCCACCGAATGCTGGCGGTTATTAGACAGAAATGTGAATAAATGTGGCGTCATATCGTTACCGGTCAGGGCTATTGTCTGACTTCGCATTCTACTAAACATCGATGACCACTTGTGACTAGCAAGCGTCTAACGATGGAGTTCAAATGCTACTTACCACAAATATAATGGCTTAGCAAGTCTCCTGGACTTTGTATAATGACGCACCATTAACCATATACAATTGGTGTGCCGTCTCCCGACGGGGTAATAATGTTTGTCAGAATGTTCTCCATAGTCCCGAATCGAACGGGATTATCTGCAAGACAATAGGGTATCCGTACCCTGGAACATTACGTTGTCGCCTACTGACAAATTCTTGATGATTCTTCTTACCTACCATCACCACCGAGTGGCTAGGCTTCTTAGGGCCAGGAATCTATCATCAACCTACATCCTAAAGTGATTTCGTCAGTTCTAATCGTTTTGCGAACCAGGCATGGACTCGTAAAATCACTTTAGGATGTCCCCTTGGCATTGCACCAAGGGATCCTTTGTTTATCGCTACCATCTTTCACTCCACATAAGGAGATCCATACTCCGGTAGGCCGCCCTTTTGCAGGATGTTTTTTTTGGTGCCCTGCGGGACTGCGTTCCCCATTAACACCGACCTACTCTACTACAAATCTCGTCGCTGTTTTTAACTACTCCTTATAACTTGTTGCGTTAATCAGTTTTCGTATTATACAGCTTTAAATTTCCTTGTCAACCACTTTCTGAACTTCTTTGCGTGCTTCTTGTAACTGTTTGATTCTACTAACTTTACTTGCTATATACTGTTCAAGCATTGCGTCGTTGAGTTCAAACTCACCGCGAGCTGCCCGATCGTTTACTTCTTTGCATATACATTTACTGTGCATTATTTCTTATCCATTCCCAATATTCTGTTACACTCATCATTCTCTCCCTTATACTTGTCTAAATTCCGAATCGAACTAGTTAGGATTTCTACATTATCTTCACCATATCCAATTAAAGAATTACATTTTTGGCACAACAACCCACGAACTTTTCCAGTAGCGTGGCAATGATCAACTGCTAATGACCTTTTTAGAGTAGTCTGATGCTTACTGCATATTGCACAGCATCCTTTTTGCTCGTTAAACATCGCATTGTACTGGTCTGGAGATAAACCGTAATATTTTTTAAATTGCTATTCCTTGAATAAACACTGGCCTTTCTTTTTTTCTTCTACTGTCCTGCAAGGGTTACATCGAAATTGATTTGTCCCTGTTTTCTTAAACTCATTACCACAATCTCTACAAATGTTCATAATTTATATCTCTAAATAAAAAACCCGGAGTGTTTAGTTCCGGGTTCCGTTTGCTTATTTGCTGTGGGTTAGCGTTTAACTAGTGCTACCCTCCCGGAACCCCAATGTTTTAATCTCATATCCACGATCACTATTGCGACTTACATTAGACCATAAACCGAGATCACATAACGGCATAAAGCCTGGCTGTGTGGCAGGTGATGTTCTAAACGAATGTAGTGCTATATGTGTCATGTTTGAAAGTATATTACCTTAATTGTTTTACGTCAACCACTTTTGGTTAACTATATTTTTACTTATACAGCTATTAAAAAACCTGGCTAAAATGTGGTATTTTTAACGCTTTTCTCTTGTGTGACCTTTTACTGTATCAACTTTAGTAGTTTGTGCTCTTTTAGGACGGATGTCAACTGATGCCCCGGAAGCAATTTGTTCAATCTTATCGTTGATTGCTGCTACCCTCTTGTTACTTGCTACTTCTTTTTCTGCGGTCTTGCTTGCATTTTTGGTTGGGCTGTACCCAAACGCCATCTTTCCATTAGTGCCAGTAGCAAAATATACTTTGCCTGGATCAAGGACAATTGCTCCTTCAAAATTTGGTGGATACAACGATGTTAGTTTAGTTGCCACCGCGTTATTGCCTTTTTTACCAACAGTTAGGTAAACCTGGATAACTGGACTAGCATTCACAAACTTAATACACATTTCTCCGAACTTTGGATCAGAGTTAATGTCGGCAGCAACAATCTTTGCTAATCCTGCCAGTGCATGATAACCGACACTATAACCCGGCTTCGCTTCCGGATTAAGTAAGCCCATTAAATGGTCAAGCTCTTTCTTGTCTGCTGCTGTGAGCGAGGTTGCTTGATTTAAAGTTTTTACCCCTGATTTAATCAATTCAAGTATTTTGGTGCCAACACGCTGCGAGATCATACCTCGCTTTGTGGCATACTTTACAGGAAACTCTACTGATGATGCTGCGCTAATCTCGTCAAGGATCGCTATTTGGTCAGCATACTTTGTGATCATCTTCTTTTGTGTCGATGTACCTTTTTCTTTAACATAGTCGATACCATCATACACGTTCTTAATACTTGCTTTAGCACCCTTCTTACCCTTACTGCTAATGCCTACTTCAATACCATCCTTAATTACAAAGCTATCTACTAACCCGTTAGTCTTAGAATCTGGGAAAATAATCTGTGAGCCTTTCCAGTCATCGCCACCTAACACATCTTTGCGGGCTGCTTCTGCCCCCTGGTCTGTAATCATTCCTAACACAAGGGCAATAGGAGCAATAATTTCACCTAGGTCATCCTGAATAGCAGGGATCATATCTGCTTTACCTTCAAACACTGGCATCTGTCCGCCTAACAGCATTTGTAAACCAGGTAATAAATCTTTTACCTTGTCTTTACCTTGTAACGCACTAACAATCTCAAGCGGGCTGTTAAATATTGAGTTAGGAGCAAATAAGTCAGTAGGTTTTAACCCGTGACTTGACTTAATGCTCGATCCTTTAGTTAATTGCCAATCTCCTGGTAAGTCGTTGTTCTTCCATTGGCCAGCCATGTCTGTGCTAATTTTCTTAAAGAATCGACAAACGTAAACCCCATTGCCGTCATTGTCAGTTAGCGTTAAGATCGCAAACGCTTTTGTACCTGCATTTGGGGTATTTACATATTGGATACCCGGGTAATTAATAACAATCTTCTGCGCTTCTGTTGCTAATTCGTTGTAATCTTCATACTCACCCGGCATACCCGGAAAATATTCAACCTTCTGGAAGGTTAATACATCGTCTGGATTACTCTTACTAAAGAATGTGTCTCCTTGATCTCTGTAAAGAAGACCACGGGATGCTTCGGTTAACGTTATTTTTTCAAGTTTGTTCAGGATATCACGCATAATATGTATTTATTGCCGTTCTATATCTTCTTCTACGCACAGCTCTCCAAGTTGTATTTCAATAATATGCAAGCAACTATCTCCTGCATTAGTAAGTTTATGCCATTGATTTTTCTCTATATGCAAACTTTGCCCAACAGTTATAGAGACCGTTTGTTTATTGTTTAATAGAACGTGTGCAGTACCATGTACTACAAACCATATTTCACTGCGATGTTTATGCCGCTGGTTACTTAACGACTGGTTATGCTCAACTTTTAACTCTTTAACTTTTGCTTCCGGAAACTCACGAAGCACTTCCCACGAACCCCACGGCCTCATTGTGTGCTGCTCTTTCCAGCTGCGGAGAATCCAACTGCTAGAGTTTTGTTTAATGTTTCCTCCTATACCAAAAACAAACTCTACACCCTCAATATCCATTTCTGGTACATTTGCTACGTTCCGGTCGCCGCCGTTAGCAAAAATAATAGTGTCGTTTGGGTATTGTGCTTTTAGCTTCGTTAGTGCATCTCTAGCAGTATTATCGTCATCGTCAAACTCAATAACATCGTTAACACACTTAAACTCTCGCAGCACTGCTTCTCGTTCTGCATAAGGCATAAAAGGCTTACCTTTTTTACGGGTAAGCCATTTGTCGCTGTTTAGGGCAACTATTAAATAATCCCCTAACTTACTTGCGGCTTGCAAAAAAGATATATGGCCACTGTGAACTGGGTCCATGCCCCCTGAGCAAACTACAATACGCATTAATCCTCTACCATGTAAAAATTCTGATCAACCCACGGAAAAATTAAATCCTCTTGTCGAACATAATTAAACTTTGTAATAGACTTAACAATCGAGTCATGAACCATATCTTTTTCAATTAGATCAAACCAAGTAACTTTCTCTGGAGAGACCATTACTTCACCGGTCTTGTAAGTTACGATGTTAATCCACGGGTCACCTTTTACTTTGTACACGTACAAATCTTTAGCATCGAACCCAGTAACACCTAACATATATAACATCGTTAACACATTATGATTGTAAAATACATGGTTATAGCTTCTTGTAACCAACCTGTTATTCAGATAGCTGGTTAATTGAGGGAACGACAACACTAACATTGCGTTAGTGTTCATATTTTTGTTCCAATTTTGCAATGTTAAGATAGGATTTAACGCATATTGGAAACTATCATGAGACCACATAATGTCAATCTTACGAGGAGTAATCATAGTCTCAAAGTTATCTTCGAGTACTGTTACATTAGGCGGCAATATTGCGCGATCAATCTTAGATCCGTCCTTATCTACTGCAAACACCGAGTAGTTTCTCTTAATAGGAGGATCATCTCGTGATTCACACTCTGCCCACCATTTGCTATCTACCCCTGCACCACAACCCATATCGCAGACAGTAGTAACACTATCCATAAACGAATCATAGCAATAAATTAAGTCAAGGATCCGTAAACTGTGATCATGACTAGCATATCGATCTTTAAATAAGTCCATTATACTGTAATATCTTCCATTCCGGCTGTTCTAAGCTTCACAATGTGACCAAGCATCCACTGCTTGTTCTCAAGCCCTTTTAATACTCCTAAATACTTATTCCGTAGCAAAGCTACTTCATTAATCAGGGTTTCGTAGTCGATTACTTCTTGTTCGCCCTCGGCATACTTTTCGGCATCACGCGAAGTGAGTGCTCTTGGGTAGTTTTCAAGAAACTTTTGGAAATGTTTCTTCTTAATTGCCCGCAACTGTATGTTAAGGTGATTTAGTACCGCCTCAATTTCTTGTAGTTGGTTAAATCGATGCTCGGTTATTCCGGGCATTGCAGTGATGTTTTTCTCTACATTGCCAAACACTTTAACATCTTTTTTAGCAACTTCCAGTTCTTGGTCATAATAAGACACAAACGCTGGAAGATTGCTTAAATCACTAACAACTTTATTATACCACATTAGTCATCAAATTCGATATCGTCATCTGAGTCATCACTGATATACTCTTCAGCAGCCTTAGTTAAAAACTTGTCAGTTGACGCAAACTCTTTTAAGTCTGCATCGCTTAACATGTCAACCGCAGTCGACATTACATTGTCGGCAGCGGCTTGGCGATCCTTAGAAGGAATATACTCTTTAAGACTCAAATACATTTCAGACAAAACTTCAACATCGATTGACATAGTTACTCTCCTTTGTGCTCAATTGCACTCTCCGTACTTATATCTTCCGGAGTAGGTTCGTATTTTTCGCCATGGTCAGATATGTCTTTCATTGCGATAGTTAGGCCGTCTTTCTCGTTTTTCTCCCAAGCCTTACGGAACTGCTTAATCACTTCGCCGTCGTGGGTTGTATAAACAAGGCTATTGCCTTCCTTCTTTAGCATACCTTTTGCTTCAAACAAGTCAACCAGTCCACTGTATGGACTCATACCAGTTTCGTACGGGATTTCAACTTGAACAGACTCAAATGGTTTTGCATAACGTGTTTTCATGATCTTACAGGCTGCACGAATGCCGTTCACTGTAGTAGTCTTATTGCCATCTGCGTCAGTCTTTAGCTTCAACTTACGCATTGCTACGACGATAGATGATGCGTAGATAAACCCTTGACCACCGCTAATCTTATCGTCTGGGTCGAACATATCTTGCGATGCGTATGTGTGGTTAGTTGCTACTAGGCCAACGTTGTGGCTACCAAACATATTAACGCAGTTACGAACTAGTGCTGTTAGTGCTTTAGGCTTACGGCCCATATCACCCTTCATCTCACCTGCTTCAAATTGATTTACGTCAGTTGGGGTAAGCAACATACCTAGTGAGTCAATAACAAACAGCACCTTTGGACGAACTGCGTCATCCATTGCTTTGTACTCTTTCATGAACTCACTAATAGTTTTAGCTACGTCGTCGATCATAGCCATGTTCATCTTCATTAGCTTTTCTTCGCTAGTGTCAACTCCTAACGCATGTAGCCAGGATTCATCTAGTGCGTTTTCGCTGTCGATCAACACCGGTAAAATACCTTGCTCTTGTGCGTGACGAATTAGGTTACCTGAACAAATATACGATTTTCCTGCGCCAGATTCACCTGCAAACACCGTAACTTTACCTAGCGGTACACCTTTGTCGAAAGACCCCGATATCAAATAATTTAACGCAAAGTTCCCAGTTGATATCCAATCAGTTGGGTCTGAGAATCCAAACGAGATGCCGTCAATACTCTTAGTTAAAGCTTTTCTAAATTTACTCACATCAAATGGTCGATTAGCCATTATTTTTTTCCTTTATGTTTACAATTACTACCATGCCAACGAGTGTAATTTGATTTAGATATATTTAACAAACCACAATGTTCACATGTTCTTCTATTTTCAAGTTTAGCACTCCAATGATTGTCACCTTTAAATTTTTGTTTGACTTCTAGACGATGCATAACATTTTTCTCGCCAATTTGATACACATGGGCTTTTCCTTTATGAGAAGCACTTATTTTAGCTGCATTCTCTGGACGTTTATTAGGGTGGTTGTTACCTTGTATAGTAGGACGTTTTTGTCCTTTTTGAGGGTGAGTTTTTCCATTTAAATTAGCAGTCCAGTGCTTATCTCCTGTTGTTAATTCATGATTCTTCTTAGCAATTACTGGATCCTTCATTGGATTCTCAGCATCTCTCTTAAATTTTGCTTTTCCTGTACCATTATTGCGGTTAAAACTTTCAGGGTCAGTTGCAGCATTTAACAGAGTAAGATACAATTCCTCAAGATTTCGTATATACTCAGAAGGGCCAATCACTAATATGTCTCTAACCCATTCGATTCGATTTTCGAATATCATTGGCTTTACAATTTTGTTGGAACAGATATATCCGTCGTCTGGATGACAACCAATGGCTGTACGAGAACCCACATACCATTTTTTAGTCGGTATGTGAGTCCATCTATACAAATATGCCTGTTGCATTACCCTTGCTTCTGTCTACTCCTGATCATCTGGAGTATATCCTCGGCCCTGTTTCCGGTTTTTGCCGCCGGTGCAACTTCTGCTTTTGGAGGATCAGTATCGAACGGAGGATCTTGCTCTACGCTTTCTGCCTTAGGTGCTGCGGGTGCAGCTTTTGGGGCAGGTGCTGCTGGGGGTGTATCTATAGCGTCTGCTGCTTCGCTGTTTGCTTCCTTAAGACCAAATGGCTTAAAGTATTGGCTCCACTTGTCTGGGTCGTATGCTTGACCATCAACTGATGCTTCAAACATTTCCTTCATAACCTTTAACTCAACGTCAGTTGGCTTCTTTGGAAGGAACTCGGCAAGATTAAACAGACCGTACTTCTCAATTGCTTCTGCTTCTTCTGCTGTAAGTGCAGATTCTTTACGAGCCCACTTAGAAGTACCGTAGTCAGCAAAGCCGCCCTTAGATGTCTTAGTAATACGGAAATCAAGGCCTGCTGCGTAGTCAGTCGGGAGGTTTTCAAGTTCTGGATCCATTAGTGCAGCCTTAACAAGGTTAAACACAGATGGGCTAAGAACTAAACGACGGATTGGATTTTCTGGAACTTTTTCTTCATTCAATGGGTTCTCACGAACAAAACCTTGCATTAAGTACGAACGCTTCTTCCAATACTTACGGCCCATTTCTTCAAGACTCTTATCTTTGAACCACGGACGAACTTCTGCTAGGATCGGGCAGCTCTCGCCCCACATTTCCATACACGGAACTTGTACAATAACTGGCTTGCTGTCTGCTTGACCCTTGATGCCAGCAAATGGCAGACGAATCATAGCTTTTTCTACCCAGAAGAACGAATTCTTTGGGTCAGCATCTGGGAGGAATCTAATTGATGTTGTTTGGCCTTCTTCGATCGACCAATGTGGGAAAATTTCGCCGTTTCCGAATGATCCCGAATTTGTGTTGTTTTTCTTATCTTCTTGCTGCTGGAGCTTTGCACGAATTTCTGCTAATGTGAGTGCCATAATAAAATTTTCCTTTCATGTTATCTTGAGATGGTCTCTGTTGTTTATTCACTGATATAGTAACTGCACTATGTAATTACTATACATGTTTATTTATGCTGGCACAAGAGATACTGCTAATTTCTTTTTGCCAATTTTGTAGAAGATATCTTAGCTTTGGTTTCGGCACTTAGAGTTTTTCCCCTGTTACCAGATCCTAATTTTTCTCGTAGCTCTGGAGTATATTCAACTTTTCTATTTTTGGCAGATTCCCTCATCTTTGCTTTGGTTTCTTCTGAGAATTTGTATCTGCCAGTCTTTTTTGGCGGCACATAGCTTGGGTCAGCTTTCTCTTTTGCCCTACGGCGGTGTTGGGCTTGCTTCATCAGCTCTTTGGTTTTCGCTGAGCGAGTGCCAACAAACGAATGGCCGTCGCCGCCATCCGTTCTATTCAAAAGTATTCCTGTACCTAAATCTTTGCGG